ATACAACAGGTGTGACAACTTCTGGAACACCGGGAAATGCTGGGGCTTACACCCAGATAGTTGTGGCATCTGGTGCGCCGACACTTTATTATTACTGCACAAATCACTCATCTATGGGATGGAAAGCAAACACTCCAGCATCAGGTCTCTTTCCTATTAATAGACAACCCTTTACGGACAGTAATACAAAATTGCATATTGCTTCAAATATGACTGGTGGCGAACAACTAGCATATAACATAGATGGTACATTAATTATTAATAATAAATCAATAAAACTTAATAATGCTTCAAATGACCTGGGTGACTGGCATCACCATTCATTCAACTATAGAGGATCGGATAATGTTCTATTTTCATATTTTGATGGAAATAAAATAGATTCTATGAATATAGAACTTGATATAGAGGAATTGTCAAAGTCTAACTTATTATTGGCATCAACAGACGATTATGACATAACATCTCATTCTATAGTTAAAAGTTTTTCTAATTTGTATATTAAAGAAATGCGTGTTAGTAGAAAAATGAGAGAGAGTGGCGATGTATTTACATTACCCGATGCTGATTTAACAACAGACAGCTATACAGTTATACTAGATGCAACAGTATCCGGAAATCCATTATCTATAGATGTTAGTCCTTACACAGCAGACGCAAAAGCTTATAGAAAAGTGCATAGTTTTAATCCTGGAATAGAAAGTGCTGCTTTTGAACCTCTCGTAACTATTGGCTCCGGTACAAACGCGCCCGCTAAAAATGAAGAACCGTTAAATTTTACTCTCAGAGATGGTTACAGACCTGTACCTCATTATGTTTTTAAGTATGAATCAGACGGTCTACTAAGTAATCCTACAGGATATACATCTATTGTAGAATCTGACGGCAGCTACATCGGAGAGCTAACAGGTTTTATACATGATAGTTTAGTTACTCCAGATTCTGATTTAGCTTTTGATAGATCAAGTCATATTATAAAACTTAAAAGGTTTGACGATTTAGGAGATAGTATCAATTGGTCATACACAAAAAGTATACCTAGAAATAATATTCAACTAGGTAGATATGACGATGATAGTAATTCTATATTTTATGTCAAAGCGTATGATATATCAGAATCGAATCTTCATTGGAATACAGATTTGAATTTTGTCGGTAAACATATAGATTCAGCAACTCGAACTCCTCATATTGAGAGCGGCACACGATTAAACGATTCAACATCGGGAGATATAGAAGTCATTTTCGAATACAACGGTGACATGGGAGTTGGCGTTACATATATAGCTGATATACAATATATTCGTATATTTGATCTAGATAGTTCAAAAGCGATAGGCTTTGACTCAACTCAAGTCACATTCGATCCATTTCAATCTTATGAGGGATATCTATAATGTCTGAAATTTACTACCATGCGGGTTCATTTAAATTTAGCAAATATTTAGATGACGGCACTTTAGTACCTATTAGTGTGCTGAATGATGGTGTTGATAGTGTGACATTTAAAGATGGAGTATGGACGTCAAGTTTCGATTCTAGTTTTGATTTTTCTGATAAACCTATAACTCCAATCATATCTTTATACACAGAAGATTCAGATGGAAACGCTATAACATGGACGCCAGTTTTAGAAAATATAGTTTCAAGTAAAGTTATAACCAAAGTTGTTGGTGGAGACGGCATATATACGATATCTCCTACATTAGATTTGACGGATTCAGCTTCTATAGAAAAATCTTTGAGTGAAAATAACATTTATAAATTTAAAGGAACTATTGTTAGTCCTACTAAAATACCTAAAACTTCTGGCGATTCAAATAATATTCATATCGATCAAGGCTTAATAATTCGGTTTAAGTATAATGTTGATAGACTCGACTTGTTCGAAACTAATTTAGCAGAATCTTTAAAATTTATGAATATGACTTCAAGTCCTGACGTTTTATATGACGCTAATAAAGGAGTTCCTCTGATTTTATCTACAACCGCAGAAGGATTAGATTATAACTCTGATGGAACAATGTTGTATATCGCACAAAATACAGGCACAAAATCTATACAGCAATACCAAGTTCCGGCACCATATGATTATAGAGCGTTTGTTGGTAATGAGCAACCCATAGCATCCTTCGACACATATACACAATTAGGAATATCAAATGGTGAGGCCAATAATTCTAGTTATTTAGAAGGAGTCGCGTTGAGCGATTCTGAGAATAAGATGTTTGTTGCGGATAGAGGTCACAATAAAATATATCAATACGAATTGACTTCTCCCGGAGATATTTTAACAACAGAATATCTTACAAATTATTATGAAAATACCCAAGTAGCAATTGGTCAAAAATCTAATTCGGATAAAAGGAAAAATACGCGGACGTCAAGTTTTACGGTTAGGTTTAGTACTTATTATGGTTTCCAGAACTCATACGGATTATGGAGAAATGGCGTGCATGTTCCAGGAAATGTACTCACAAACTTATCGCAATATCCTAAAACCAACATCACACAAATGTCTGCTGATGGAAAACATTATTACCTCATGGACCACCTTCATATAAAATATTTTGAGTTGACAATTCCTTACAACATATCATCTGCACAATATGTATCAACACACACGTTTTCTGTGACTTCAACGATTGCCAAATCCGGCAGCCCATATAGAAGTGATTTTATTCATTATTACCAAGCAACTTGGAATTATCTAGAGAATTTATCTACAACTACAACTACTGGCCCAGCACATACAGAAACACAGTTCGGCAGTTGGACAACTAGTCGCTATACTAGACCGACATCCAATGCTAATCCTCCAATACCCGTTACTAACGAGAGATGGAAAATGTCGCGGTACATATTTTTGTATAGTTTTTACTATAATTATTTGAACAGGTATCTTAGCTACTATGGGTACTATTTAAGCGTTTTTACATCATATGCTCAAGCATTTACGATTAGTGCAGATGGAAATCATCTTTATGTATTATGGGGTATCGCAAGGCAAAATGGTAAAATACTTCAATATGACCTGAGTGTTAAATTTGACGTATCTACTGCTACAAAAGTATCTGAAGTACCACATCGAATTGGTAAAATTTTGAGCGACAACATGATGGAGTTTAAAGATTTGGGCGCTATTTCTATGCAAATTAGCTCTGATGGTCAATATCTGTATATTTTAGACACATATAATGAAGGCGTACATCAATATACTATGAGTGTACCTTGGGCACTTTCCACGATAGAAACTGATGAAAATATATTTCCTGATGCTGCGGTCTCACCTTATACTAGCAAGACTGCATCACTCTATTACCTTTCAAGTTTTGTGCCTACACATATGAAAATTAGTGCGAGTGGTGCAAAACTTTATATTTCGGATGACACGGAAATTCTAGAATATAATATGTCCACAAATTATATGTTATCGACGGCAACACAACAAAATACTTATACAAATATTGATCTTTCCGAAAATTTAGGTTTTGACATTGCAGGCGATTCTACAGATATAGTGACAACCAATAAAATATTTTTAGCGTCACCAGCGAACAAAAGTATCACTCAATTCAAAATGACAGGAAGCACTAATGATAGTGCGCCTATAGGATTAGCTTCTTTAGAGCATAATCAAAAATTTCTTGATCTTAACGGAACAGTTTCGGGGTTATCAAATATTTTGCTTGCTAATAAAGGAACAGAGATGTACCTTTCTAGTAACACGACAAATCAAATTTACAAGTATAATTTATCGGATTCAAATGAAATATATAGTGCGACCTTCGATTCAGCTTTTTCTACATCATTTACAAATGTTTCTTCTATGCACTTAAATCCAGATGAAACTAAGATGTTTATTGGCGGCGGCAACACAAGTTTGTCCAGCGTTAGAGAATACGATTTAGATAAGACGCCTGGATTATTTAAGAATAGTTCATTTAATAATGATGTGTATATATTGTCGGGCGTTTTTAATAGAGATATTAGAGATATTAGCTTCAATTCTGACGGTAGTAAATTTCAGACATTAACTAAAAAAGACACTAATAATAATATTTCAATAGATACATATACAGCAAAAGTAAACTTCAATGTGCGGGCTGTATAAATAGAAGTAAAGATATATAACGGGACGTAAAATGAGTACAAATCATCCAGATACCAGAGACGATCTTATAAGCTATTGCAAGCGCAAGCTGGGCGAACCTGTGCTTGAAGTAAATGTTGCACTTGAACAAGTCGAAGATAGAATTGACGATGCCTTAGAGTATTATCAAGAATTTCATTCAGATGCAACAATCAGAACATATCTGAAGCATCTAGTAACTGAATCTGATGTAACGAATGGATATATTCCTATATCATCTGACGTTATTTTTGTGCAGAGACTATTTCCTGTAAATTCCGCAAGTGGCGTTAACGATTGGTCTGGAATAAAATATCAAATTATGCTAAATGATGTTGGTAATCTAGGTAACTTTATGAGTGAATTAGTATACTATGAACAGATGCAACAACACATGTCTTTACTTGATATGAAAATCAACGGAACTCCTCAAGTGTCGTTTTCTCGGCGTCAAAATCGTCTAGTAATTCACGGCGAATTTGGAGCAGGCGATATTAAAGCTGGTGATTATATAATTGCTCAAGTTGTTCAAATCATTAATCCCGAAACACATACTTCCATATACAATGATATGTGGCTAAAAGAATATGCGACAGCACTCATTAAAAGGCAATGGGGCGCAAATCTTATTAAGTTTGAAGGCATGCAACTACCGGGTGGAGTTATCCTTAACGGTAGACAGATATACGAAGATGCTACAGTAGATATAGAAAAACTGGAAGAAAGAATTAGATTAGAACAAGAATTGCCCGTAGATTTTTTTGTGGGATAAGTAAATGGCAACTAATATATACTTTTCACAAAAACACACTAATGAACAAAATCTTCACGAGGACATAATTATTGAGTCCTTAAAGCTGTATGGGCAAGATGTATATTATCTTCCTAGGTCTATAGTGAATGAAAATAAAGTTTTCGGTGAAGATATACCATCAGTATTTAATTCATCCTACAAGATTGAAATGTACATCGAAAACGCAGAAGGTTTTGATGGTGATGGTGATCTTTTTACAAAATTTGGAGTTGAAATTCGTGATGCAGCAACTTTTATTGTAGCAAGGCGAAGATGGAGTGGCATCATTGGTCAAGGATCAAACGATATAGAAACTGAAAGACCCGTTGAAGGTGATCTTATCTGGTTACCTCTTTCAAATTCTATGTTTGAGATTATGCATGTTGAACACGAATCTCCATTTTATCAGTTAAGTAATTTACCAACATATAAAATGAGATGTGAATTGTTTGAATACAACGGAGAAGATTTCAACACTTCATTAGAATCTCTAAATTCTATAGAAACTGAAGGATCTTATACTTATGAGTTGACTCTGAATCAACCAGAAATAGCAACAGCAACAGCGGTGGTAGGTTCAGTATGAGTAGTATTATTTCATTAAATTTGACTAACACAGGCAGTAGATATGATAGTGCGCCTTCTGTTATTATATCTCTACCACAAGGCACTCCAATACTTGCAACAGCAACCGCTGCAGTGGACGGACTGGGAAAGGTTAGTGGTGCAGTAGTAACAAATTCAGGCAGTTATTATATAACTCAACCTCAAGTTACTATAGATATACCTTCGGATTCTAGCAACAAAAATGCTATCGCGTCTTTGGTGTGGGATAATTTAAATAAGAACGTGTATTCGGTAGCAATAGACGATTCCGGAAAATTCTATAACAGTGTGCCTACTGTGACGTTTTCCGATCCTGACTCTTTACCCGGAACTTTAGCAACAGCAACAGCAACTATAGAAAATAATAGAGTCTCGACATTAACATTGAGTGATGCTGGTGCGGGTTACACTAGTGCTCCGACAGTAACTATAGCTTCACCAACCGGAACTCCTAATGATTTTAGAGCGCAAGCAGCGGTTATAATGAAAAGCGAAGATAGCAATAATAGCATATTTTCTGTAAGTATTTTAGATTCTGGTGATTTTTACACAGGTATTCCGAATATAACAATAGACTCTGCGACTGGCACAAATCAACTTTTTAGAGCGCGGGCTCAGGCAATATTTGATTTTGATAATAAGAGATTGTTAAGATTAGAGTTAATACATAAAGGTAAGTATTACGATTCGATTAACCCTCCTCTAGTGACTATTGCAGAACCTAAAGCATTGACTCAATTAAATTTTAATATAGGAGAAAAGATAAGGCACTCTGTTGGCAGTACTACACTAAGAGGCGAAGTATCCGCATATAGTAAGACGAATGCTACAATGTCGCTAATTCATGTAGGTGCGGATGATGGTAAATATCATTCTCTCGTTGCATCTGGGGACTCTGATATTATAGGAGCAGAAGGTTCTTATGTCGGAATAGCAACAGTTACGGATAATAATAAAATTCAAATAAACTCGCAAAATGATATATTCGATGCTACAGCTTCTAATGTTTTGCTTGATTTTCTAGACTTCTCCGAGACTAATCCCTTTGGCGATCCAGGAGACACATAATGTTAACGTATTTTTACCACGAGAGAATTAGAAAATCTGTTGCAATATTTGGAACAATGTTTAATAACATCTATGTTTTGAGAAAAGATTCTTCAGGAAGGGTAAGAAGTCAGGTCAAAGTTCCTCTGTCGTATGCACCTAAGGCTAAATATCTTGACAGAATTAGAGAAAATCCAGATTTAGATACTGACACAAAAGTTGCAATAAAGCTTCCTAGAATGTCGTTTGAAATTGTTGGCATGACGTATAATTCGGAACGAAAGCTACCTAAGATGAATACGTTTAATAAAACGCTTTCAACTACACAGAAAAATAAATTCTATAGTCCCGCACCGTACGATATTATCTTTCAATTAAATATTTACGCTAAAACACAAGACGATGCTCTACAAATGGTAGAGCAAATAATACCTTATTTTAATCCGCATTATACAATTACTATGAAGCCTTTTGCTACCCTAGCGTCTGATATTAGGGAAGATATTCCTATCACTTTAAACGGCGTTACGTTTTCGGATGATTTTGAAGGATCTCTTGAACAAAGAAGAACTATAATATATACTTTAGACTTTACGATGTTAGCAAACTTCTATGGACCTATAACGTCTGGAAATGTTATAAGAAAAACAATTACGGACGTACACAGTCAAATTTTGGGAGATTCTAGTGATCCGCAGTTCGCGCAATATGTGATAGAGCCTAATCCACTAGGTCTCACGCCACCTCTAGGAGATAGCGATTTCGGATTTTCGATAATTACTAATGAAACTTTTGATTCCGCATAAGGAAATATAATGAACGATTCAGATAATGCAATAAACGATATAGAGTTTACGCGACAGACATATTATGATTTGATTAATAAAGGGCAAAATGCTTTAGATGAAATGACTTCTATTGCTAGTGCTTTAGAGCATCCAAGAGCATTTGAGGTGGTCGCGGGTCTCATCAAAACAGTTTCAGATACTAACGATAAATTGTTGGATCTTCACAAAAAAAGGTTGGAACTTTCTCAAGCAAATAAACATAAACAAATTGAAGGTAGCACTACAAATAATTTGTTTGTAGGCTCTACTGTTGAACTACAAAGGATGCTTTTAGATATAGATAAAAATGATAATATGATTGATGTTACAGATGATACTAAATGAAAAAGAAAGCTATCTTGGTAATCCTCAAGTAAAGAAAGATGGCGTTATTCAGCAGTGGACAAACGCTGATGTACAAGAGTACGCAAAATGTATGCACAACCCTGCATATTTTGCCAAAACCTATTGTAAAATTATATCTTTGGATCGCGGTCTAGTTCCATTTGAATTATACGCATATCAAGAGGAAATGTTTAAATCGTTTAATGAGAATAGATTCTCAATCGTTTTGGCATGTAGACAGTCAGGAAAATCTATATCATCATGTGCATATTTACTCTGGTATGCTCTATTCCATTCCGAACAAACTATTGCAGTCATGGCAAACAAAGGCGCTACAGCAAGAGAAATGATCGGTAGGGTCACACTCATGTTAGAAGGCTTGCCATTCTTTCTTCAACCTGGATGTAAAGCATTAAACAAAGGCTCTATAGAGTTTAGCAATAATTCTAAGATTGTGGCTGCGGCTACTTCAGGATCATCTATTCGTGGTATGTCAGTAAACTTACTATATCTTGACGAATTTGCATTTGTAGAAAATGCAGCAACATTCTATACATCAACATATCCTGTTGTGTCTAGCGGTGAATCTACAAAGGTTATTATTACTTCAACAGCTAATGGTGTCGGTAACGTCTTTCATAAAATTTGGGAAGGCGCAATGCAGAACACTAACGAGTATAAACCATTTCGTGTTGATTGGTATGATGTTCCTGGACGTGATGAGGCTTGGAAAGCTTCAACTATCGCTAATACTTCACAACTACAATTTGATCAAGAATTTGGCAATACCTTTATGGGTACAGGAAATACACTGATAGCTGCTGAATGTCTGTTGGCATTAAAAGCAAAAGAACCTTTAAGACGTATTGACAGAGACTCAGTTTTAGTGTATAAAGAACCTGTAAAGAACCACAATTATGTTTGTATGGTAGACGTTGCTCGTGGCAGAGGTCAAGATTATTCAACATTTAATATAATAGATGTAACAGAAGGTGAGCCTATTGAGCAAGTCGCAGTTTATCGAAATAATTTAATATCTCCTTTATTGTTTCCTAATATTATTGTAAAATATGCAGCAACATATAATGAAGCCACAATCGTGGTCGAATCTAATGATGCAGGTCAGGTAGTGTGTAACGGTCTATACCACGATTTAGAGTATGAGAATATGTTTGTTGAGTCTGTAGTACATGCAGACAAAATTGGCATCAATATGACGAAAAAAGTCAAACGTATAGGATGCTCTGCTATAAAAGATTTATTAGAAACAGGCAAGCTAATAATACATGATGAGGAAACTATTTTAGAAATATCAACATTTGAAGCCAGAGGCAATTCATTCGAGGCTAGTAACGGAAATCACGACGATTTAATGATGAATTTTGTTCTTTTCGGATACTATACAGGTACATCAGACTTTCAAGAATTGAGTGATATAAATGTTAAAGACCTCATGTTCTCACAAAGAATGCACGAAATTGAAAACGACATGTTGCCGTTCGGATTTATTGACGATGGTAGAGATGAACCACTAGCGCAACCAGATGATCCTTGGGGAGTAATTCAACCAGAAGTTTGGCATGATTATCGCTAAAATAGATATTATATAAATAACAGTAATTGAACATAATCGTATTATGAAAACTTATAATTCTATACTTGGAAAAGGAAATAGACATGGCGTTATTCTCACCATCAGAGTCTCCTGCTGTAGTTGTAAAAGAAATAGACCTTACTAATGGCGTTGCCAATGTACCTACATCTACAGGTGCATTTGTTGGCAACTTTAATTGGGGTCCTTGCGACGAACCGACTCTCATAAATAATGAAGCGAAACTGGCAAACGTATTTGGCTCACCAGATACCATAAATACAGTAGACTTTCACTCAGCAGCATATTATCTAAGATATTCCGACGATCTTTACATTGTTCGGGAGTATACAAGTACTGCATTGAACGCATGTGATTCAGATGCAGATCACGCACCACTAGTAACAAATACAGACAATTTTGACGGTCAAGTTTCGACTTTAGAGTCTACTGATTCTCATACATTTATCGCAAAATATCCAGGCGAACTAGGAAATTCTTTGATGATTTCTGTCGTAGGCGCCGGCGATACTGATTATGCAAATTGGCCATATAAAGCAAATTTTGACGCTCAGCCAGAAACATCGTCTTGGTGTGTTGGAATTGATTCAGCAAATGCTACTCAATCCAACAGTACTATCAAAGATGAGGCACACGTTGTCGTTATTGATAAGGGTGGCAAAATTACGGGTACGCAAGGAACAATACTCGAAACTTTCCCATTCGTTTCTATGGCACTTGGCGCAAAAACTTCAGACGGTACGTCAAGCTACATTAAAAACGTAATTAACACGCAGTCTAATTACGTTTGGCTTGCAGGCTTTAACGGGAAATACGGTACCAACGCAGGCACCGCAGCCACAACAAGCAGCAACTATACAGCTGGTTTCACAGCCGATGTAGATTTAGCTCTTACTGGCGGCGCAAACTCAGCATTACTTACAGCATCAGACTATGGTACTGGATTTGATAAGTTTGAAGATCCAAACGCATTAGCAATCGACTTCTTAATTGCTCCTAGCGTTGCAAATTCGACAGATCAAACTACTATTGTTAATGATCTTGTAGGAATTGCACAAAGTATCAGAAAAGATTGTATGGTTGTTACTTCACCAAATAGAAGTGCTGTACTTGGAGCTGCAACTCCTGTTGCAACAACACTCACAGCCGTTGCAGGATTCACGCGCAGTTCATATCTTGCTGTAGACAATCAATTCTTGAAAGTCTATGATAAGTATAATGATAACTATATCAATATTCCTGCGGCTTCATCAACTGCTGGACTCATGGCAGCAACAGATAACAACTTTGCACCTTGGTTCTCACCTGCAGGAACACGTAGAGGTCAATATTTTGGCGTCACAAGTTTGGCATATTCTCCAAACAAATCTGAAAGAGATCAGCTATATCAAGCTGGGATCAATCCTATTGCAAACATCCCAGGTCAAGGCATCTTGTTATATGGTGATAAAACTCACCTTGCAAGACCATCAGCATTTGATCGAATCAATGTTCGTAGATTGTTTCTTGTACTTGAAAGAGCAATTTCAGCGGCAGCACAAAACATTCTGTTTGAATTTAACGATGAATTTACCAGAGCAGAATTTGTGAATATCATCGAACCACTTCTCCGAGACGTGAAGGGTAGACGTGGTATCACAGATTTCAAAATGGTTTGCGATGAAACAAACAACACACCGTTGGTTGTAGACACAAATCAATTTGTAGCTAGCCTATTCATTAAACCAGCAAGATCAATCAATTTCATCACACTTAACTTTGTTGCAGTACGCACCGGTGTTTCGTTTGAAGAAGTTGTTGGCACTGTATAAGAAAGTATAGGAGAAAAAAATGGCTATCTTAGGTGTAGACGATTTCAAAGCAAAACTAAGAGGTGGGGGCGCCCGCTCAAATCTCTTTAAAGCAACAATTAACTTTCCAGGTTATGCTGCGGGTGACGTTGAATTAACATCATTCATGTGTAAAGGAGCCGCGCTTCCAGCATCGGAAATCTCGACAGTTCCAGTACCATTTCGTGGCAGAACTCTGCAAATTGCGGGTGATCGTACATTCCAGCCCTGGCAGGTAACGATCTATAATGACACAGATTTTGGTACAAGAAATGCGTTAGAACGCTGGATGAATGGTATGAATGCACATTCAACAAATACTGGCGTAACTGATCCGACAGCATATCAGGCAGACTTGTTAGTTGATCAATTAGACAAAGATGAGAGTGTACTAAAGCGGTATGTCTTTCGTGGATGTTTTCCAACTAATATTTCGACTATTGAGTTGTCATATGACGAAGCCGCTGCAATCGAAGAATTTACTTGTGAATTCCAGATACAGTATTGGGAAAGTAATACGACCTCATAAAGTTGTATAAATAAGAGTGATAGTGGGGAGATTCGTCTCCCCACCATAATTACATTATAACTATTAGGAAAATTACATGGCTGATAATAGCATTAGACTTTTTGGTTTTGAATTAAAGAGAACTAAAAAAGAAGATAATATAGAGAAACTAAAATCTGTTGTCGCTCCACAGAGTGACGATGGTGCAGGTTATGTTACCGCTTCAGGCAGTCATTTCGGACAATATGTTGACATTGATGGCGATAATGCCAAAGATATGTTTGCTCTCATCAACAAATATAGAGGCATTGCTGTACATCCAGAAGTCGATATGGCTATTGAGGATATCGTAAATGAAGCAATTGTAAATAACGGAGATGAGGACGCACTTAGCTTAAACTTAGATAATGTGGAAGCGCCAGATAATATCAAGAAATCTATGGAAGAAGAATTTAATAATGTTCTTTCGATGTTCGATGCTACAGAACACGCGCACGATTTGTTTAAGAGGTGGTATATCGACGGTAGAATTTATCATCATGTTTTAGTTGACGAAAAGAACGAAAAGCAAGGTATTCAGGAAGTACGTTTCATTGATGCCACAAAAATTAGAAAAGTTAAAGAAGTTAAGACTAAAAAAGATCCAGTCACAAATGCAGATATTATCGAGTCTATAAACGAATATTATGTATATCACGACAAAAATGGAACAAAATCTTTTGGTCAAACACATAATAAAGGCATAAAATTTACAGCAGATTCTATTAATTATGTGACAAGTGGTTTGCTAGATGAGACTAGAAAAAAAGTTGTATCTCATTTACATAAATGTATCAAGCCTGTTAATCAATTAAGAATGATGGAAGACTCTCTGGTAATTTATAGATTGAGTCGTGCGCCCGAGCGTAGAATTTTTTATGTCGATGTGGGCAACCTACCCAAAGGTAAAGCCGAAGAATACATGCGAAATATTATGTCTAAGTATAGAAATAAACTTGTATATGACGCAAGCACTGGCGAAATGCGCGATGATAGAAAACACATGTCAATGCTAGAAGATTTTTGGTTACCTAGACGTGAAGGTGGCAGAGGAACTGAAGTCACAACACTTCCTGGCGGCGACAATCTTGGTCAGATTGATGACATTATTTATTTTCAAAAAAGAGTTTACAGAGCATTAAACGTGCCCATGAATAGACTTGAGCAAGAGGCACAGTTTTCTCTAGGTCGTGGAAATGAAGTGAGCCGCGAAGAAATTAAATTTCAAAAATTCATCGACAGACTGCGTAAGAAATTTGGAATGATTTTCTTAAACGTATTGAGAAAACAACTCATATTAAAAAAAATTTGCACAGATGCAGATTGGGAAGAATGGAAAACGCATATTAGCGTAGATTATGCAAGAGATAATTACTTTGCAGAACTAAAAGAGTCTGAGGTACTACGCGAAAGATTACAAACACTAGATCAAATGACGCAGTATGTCGGAGATTATTTCTCTAAAGCTTGGGTTCTTAAAAATGTTTTGAGATATGATGATAAGGATGTTAAAGACATGAAAAATGAAATTGCTGCTGAAATAAAAGCGGGCGATATTGATGATCCGAGGGCAGAAGATAACGACGATCGGCGATAAAATATGGCGGATATTATTAAGTGGGCTGCACAACCTAGCGGTATAGAAGGCAGAACGGAATTAAGAAACGACACTGAAATAAAATTGCCTCATGGAACAACTGCTGTTTTCGTGGGCGTTGTACTTGATCCGTTATTTAATAAAGCGTCAGGTTCGAAAAGACCTACAGTCTGGAAACCAAGACAAACAGGAGGCGTAAACTTAGCATTTACTCATCCTGAAAATGGATATGGCTCCGACGTTTCATCATTTTATTTAATCGGAATACCAATATCTCCTCTGAATAGCGTATTTGCAATAGATACTTTTTCTGCAGTAGATAATGAAGCCCGAGACGGCTATCTGTGGTCGGAAGAAACGACTTACACTAATATATTTTTTAATGTCGCACTACTAGACATTATAGATGATCCTCTTTTTGACATAAATACAGGATTAGGTGGGGGCGCTGATGGTATAGCTATCGGAGATTCATCTATTTCAGGTACAGTTTTTCCGCCTGGTCTAGGTGTTTTTACCGGAATAGAAGCAGATAGTATAAGAGCAGATCTTGGTGTTTTTGGTAGAATAGAAGCTGATAGCGCACATTTTATTGGTTTACGCGCAGACAGTTCCAGAATGAGATTCCTCTATTCTGATAGCATACGATCTTTATACTCATATTCAACTATAGGTGAAGCATTTTCACTGATAAGTGATTCTGCTACAATAAATAACGTGAACGCTGTGGATATCGTCACAGTAAATTTGACTGCAAGAGATGGAGTCATTACGACAGCACAAATAAATAAAACTAACGGCGGCAGCGTTTACATGGACAGCTCTGTTCGTGCTGGAAGATATATGCTTGATGCTGGTATATATGACCGCAATGATTGGTTTTCTGATATTAAAGCACTTGCAGAAGATAATTTTGGAGGTCTTTATTATATAAAAGAAGATTTGACTGGCAAGGATAAAAAAATTGCGTCTTTAAAATATGATGAAATTAAAGATGAATGGGAATTTAATCCGCCTCTGGCAAAAAATATTGGATCAGAGAATGTAGACTCAGGTATGCATCATGGCAAAGGATTGCCCGGTCAATTACTATCATATAGTAAATACGATAGTGCATATGTCTGGGATTATCCTTTTGTCATAGCAAGATTCGCATATGACAGTGATGAAGTTACTAGACTTTTGAATGATTTTCCTACTGGACTATCAGACACAGATTCATCAAAGAGTGAGTGGGAAAAATTTAAGATATATCGTCACGAAGATAGCATAGGCAGCTTTCCAGGTAAAACTCGTATAGATCAATTAGAGTTTGATTCTATCAATGTTATCTTCTCCACCAAGTCTCGCGTGCCGGGTGTGACAAATATTAATAGAGGATACGAATTTGACAGTATAACTGGTCAAGATATTAACTTTTCGGGCGCGACAATTAGTGGTAATGTTGGATCAAGTATATTCAATCCTAGAAACGAGATTCAAGGATATTACTCTCCTGAACCAGTTTCAAAATATAACTTACAAGTAACAATGTCGGCAGCAAGCGAAACTGTGCCTCAAGCTGGTGCCATAGGTATTCTTGTAGGGTTAGTTAAAACCGCGACTGAAGAAAAAACATTAACTCTATTTAGAAGTACTGTAGACTTGGGAAGAGACGATTCAGCAGGACCATACACATATACTTTTAACGAACCTCCTGGCTGGACTTCATATCATAAACATACAGTAATGAACTATTCCTTAGTATATAATGCATTCCAACCAGACGAAAAAATTATATATTCTGAAGCATCCGAAACACCAACGCCGAATAGAAATATGTCTTGGGCTACAGCGGGTAGCACAACAGTTAAAATAGAGAAAAATGAAAATGGTCTTAAAATTGATACTACGCCGTTTGGAAGCTCAACATTTATTACTAATCAAATAAACATCGATTTAAATCAAACAGATTACAGAAGTGGTGTGGACTTATCAATATTTGCACAGGATGTACACTGGGGATTTGCGTTTCATAATATAAATCAAGGATTGATATCAAACATAAAATTTTCAACTTTAGATACTGGAAAATTTAATTGGGATGAGACAACTGTTGTTGATTTAAAAAAGAGAGATACTTACCTATTTTATGACTCTGATAAAGCAGCTAAGTATGGTGAGACAGTAGGCTATAAAAAAGTTAATACAGACAGCGAAGGAAATGATATTCTTGGTGGCGATTTGGCAACAGGAAGATTTTATCATAATCCAGAGACAAAAAAGACTTGGTATCAAGATCCTTGGCGAACTATTCTAGTAGGTCAAATCTTACAAGACGATGAAAACCCAGCTTTATTGATACCTGAAGGCAAAGTAGACATTCGAGCTACTGGAGTTACTGGAGACGTTAGATATTTTATTTTCAACGGTAGGTCTTTAGATAGAATTAGAAAGTCTGGTCCATTGGATCCAGATTCGCTATTTTATGAACATGCTGCAGATTTTGTGGGTCTAACATTTACAAAATTAAGTAAATTTGGCATAATTGAAGATGTTGTAAACTTAGGTCCTAGTGCATATGGCGGTCTAGCCGCTTTGATTTCAGCCATGATAGACGGCGAAATGGGAGTTATACATTCCGGAGGCGTGTGGTCACCATCATCTATACCTGCAGGATTCGAAGCTGCATGTTTATCAGTAAATTTAGCTAGATTAGCGAGTACACCTTCAACTTCTGACGCTCATTACGTTTCAGGACTTTCTTATGCTGGAATATTTCAAGTGGGAGGTGCATCATATGAAGCTGCAGCGCAGCCACCTTCAGTAGCAAATAGTTTAGATAATCATGTAGATCTGGTTGTGCAGTTCCTATCAAATACTTTTATTGTTCAAGATACACAGCAAAGTCCTTCAGCTTTAACAAATTGGCAAGGTGATATTGCAGCTAGAATAACTAATAAAGGACATTTACTCACAGACACAGTAGAACTTACTGGACAAATACTTGGACCATCAAATCTTATTATTGATCCTGCTACACATGGTGATAGCACTGGATTAGTGACTATTAAAGGCAATTTGACTGTTAATGGTACGACTACAACAGTAAATTCAACAGAAGTCACAATCGCAGATAAAAATATTATATTAGCTTCTGGCGCAACAGATGCAGCTTCGGCAGACGGCGCTGGCATAGATATTGATGGTCCACCAGCATATATCAGATGGATGAATGATAGTGGCGGCATTTGGACTTTCAGCCATCCATTTGCCACAGTCCCAAATGCACTTGGCCACTATACTACAGATGAGATACAAGAAGGCGACATAAACGAATATCACACCAACGAGAGGGTTAGAGAATTATTTTCTGCCGCAAATACTGGCACAGGCACATACGCTCAATTAGCATATACCGAGGCGAGTGGAACATACACATTAAACGTAGATGCCTTAGAAACTGCAGAGTTGCCAGAACTAGATATAACAACAGTAAATACTGGAACTGGAACATATGCTCAACTATTAGCATACGATGCAGCAACAGGAACTATAACTTTAAATGTAGACGAACTAGTTGCTGCCGAAATACCTCAAATACCTGCAGCTAAAATTGATTCCGCAGCGGGACCGTTGGCTCCGGCCTTGATGCCTGTTGTTCCAGAGTCTGCCATAACGGAACATGCAGAAGCTATTACAGCAGCACAAAATTCTGATGGATCATATTCAAACTTTACTATAGTTGAAGATAATCCGACAAACGAAGGTTCACTTGCTTATGCAGAAGCTACAGGACAATTTAACATTAGTTTTCCTCATAGTTTTTCAAGATTTTGGATAAAGAGTTATGACGCTGCAAATTCTCCATATGACCAAGAGATATTTTCAACTAGTGATCCAGCATCAGGATCTGGCAGAGATGGCTTTTATTGGAATGGTGGTACTGGTATTCGTTTAATGCCAACAATGTCTGCAGATTGGGCGGAAGATAGTGTTTCTGTCACATTATACGCTTGGCTAGATTCATTGCAAGATGTAACGATTACGAACCCACAGCAATATGATATATTAGAGTACAACGGTGATAGTTGGACTAATGTAGCTCCGCCACCGCCTTTAACTATAGGCCCTAATGCTGTAGCAGATTCCGTAGACGCTGCTTTATTTTATGATTCTGCAACAGGAATACTTCAATTTAAACCTTCATTCTTTATAGGTCAAATAGTTGGAGCTGACGCCAGTTCAACTACATTGAACGCAGATAAACAAAATATTACGTTTGCTTCCTCAAATGCAGCACTTTCTATTACAGCATTGAATCAGACAGTCACGTTTGATATTGACGATGATGCTTTAGGCGGCGGTACAACATATACGGCAGTAGCGAATAAGGGTATAACAGTAGACGCTACAAATGAAACCTTAGCCATGAGTGGTAATTATACTGGCGATTTCACTGTAGCAGGAGAAATTAGAGCTACAGGAAATATAATAGCTGCACACTCATCAGATTCTAGGTTGAAAGAAAATATAGAGAAAATAAACAATTCTTTAGATAAAATTTCTTCATTAAGTGGATATACTTTCAACTGGAACGAAAAAGCTGAAGGTAGAAATACAGATTTAAAAGATGTTGGTGTTATTGCGCAGGAAGTTGAGGCAGTGATGCCAGAAATTGTTATAGATAGAATAGATGGTTATAAGGCAGTATACTACGAAAAACTTATTCCTTTATTGATAGAATCAATAAAAGAATTAAAAGGACGTATTGAAAAATTGGAAAATGAGGAAAATAAATAATGGTTTTACCGTACCATGGTCCTATATCATTAGATGATATAGAGAATGAGTTTGGTGGGACGAATGCTCAAGGATTATTCGAATATTATCGAGGTGGATCATTGGGGGGAAACTTTGTACCAAATAATATAACTACAAAAAATATCCCAGCCGGCAGCGCTGGCACTACTATTAGTCTGTTTGATTTTTATGGAGCAGCAAATAGTGTTACAGGAAATCCAATTGCTGCAACCATTTATATGACAGGTACTAGGTCTGTTAGATCCCTAACAAGTGAATCTAAAGGTGCAACAAAAACTTATTACTTTGGAAAAGATTTCGGCACTGGCGGAATTCCTTGGAGTACTGATATGGATGTATATGATGGAGGTACATGGGGATTTTATGCGTTAAGTGCCGGCGGCGGTGGTAGTTTAAGTGAGAGAACTACTAACTACCAAGGTCAGCAATGGCTCATGGGCGGTAGTGGCGGTGGTGGAGGCTCATGTTTGTTGACTACTCACGGCATCCCTTTTGATAAAAATAGACAATATAAGATTGAAATTGGATCACCAGGTTATGCCGGCGGTTCTTACCACAATGGTGCCACCACATTGGGCGGTGGCGCAGGTGGACCCATTATAATTAGTAGTTCTTCTGGCGTAACTGGAGACGATCATGTAGACAATATTATAGCTAAAGTAAACGGCGGTGGTGGGGGTGGATCAGATTTCTATTATGTCCCACCCAGCACAGCGATGCAGACGCTAATTTATGGCGGTGCTGGTGGCACTATCCCTGTTCAACCAAGCAACTCATTTATTGGAATAGGTGGCACTGGTGGAGAAGGTGTAACAGTACTCAGACCTACTACAGCGGCAGCTTTCGGCGGTGGCGGTGGCGGCGCAGGCGGCTTCGACGCGACAGGAGTAAATCAAGCAGATGGAGGTGACGGCGGTACAAATGGTGGCTCTGGAAGCCAAGGCAATTTTGGCGGCGCAGGCGGTGGTGCATCTGAAGCAACATTTAGTACATATAACGGTGAATACACGTGGTACACTACGTTTGGCGGTTCATTTAATTCGCCTGGCGGATATAATAGTGGTGGAAGTAGTATTTTACCATTACTATCTGGCAATGGCGAATCTTGGCGACGAGTCATATATGATGGAACTAATCCCCCATTTGTAGACCCATATCCACCTTTTAGCAATAACAATAACAATGCTTTTTGGAGCAAACATTCTGGCGTTGGGTATCAGGGCGGATCAGTTACATCTTTTCCGTCGGCATCACACAGCTCTGGTCCCCCAACTTATTCTTCAAGTGCCGATGAGTTAAAGTTTGAAAATAGTGCTAAATACAGACACTACCAAAAAAGCTCAAGTAGAAGAAATTATCCCCAAAATTGGTTTAGTAAATTTTTTCTAACTGGACAGTACACTAACGAAAATCTAACTCCACTGACTGGTGGTAGAGATTCTAGAGGTGTAGCGGGCACAAACGCAGGTAATAACTCTATGGGCGGTGGTGGAGTGTATGGAGGATTTTCTGGAGCAGATCATAGAACCTACTTAAATAGTATCACAGCGGATACTAGCGGCAACCGTTTTAATGCATTTGGCTGTGGTGGTGGTGCGGCAAGTAACTATTTTTTAAGTGGTGGCAACAATATAGGAACTGAGCAGCCGGGTATGCCTGGAGGTCCAGCAATGGTTGTAATATGGTTTTCAACAAATTCAACTGGTACAGGTGGTTTCAAGAAATTGCCATATAATGAAGGTACACCAATATAAAAAGTCAAAAAATAACTTTGTATAAATAACAGTGTAACAAGGAGAAGAATTGAAATGGATGATGAATTAGATATTGATGTAGATGATATTGACATTAATGTAGACGATATTAATGTAGACGATATAGAGATGAAAGATATTAGTGACGAGGATTTGATGGACGACGATGAGCCTACGAATCCTGTAGAAGATATGATTGATGCAATTGCAAGCGATGAATTTAATTCGGCTGAGACATTATTTCAAGATGTATTGGGTAGTAAACTTAGCGATGAATTAGAAATGCAAAGAATTAATATCGGCAGTAATATGTTTGCTACTGCCGAAGCAGAATGAAAGAATACAAATGAAAACTTTTAATGAACTAAAAGAATCGTTGTTGACTGAGAAAAAAGTTAAGGTTGGAGATCAAACGATTGTTGTCACTAAAGCTGGTGATCGATTTAAAGCTACTATCGACGGCGAACATTTAGATGATTACGATTCTGAAAAAGATGCTATTAAAATGGCTAAAGAGTTTATTAAACAATTTTCTAAAGGTAAAGGATAAGACATGAAACTAATCGCAGAATATTGTGACCACGATCTATCACTGGTCACTGAAGGTAAAGGCGAAGCTAAGTCTTATCAAATCGAAGGTGTATTTGCACAAGCTGACCAAAAAAATCGTAACGGTAGAAATTATCCGAAAGCGATTATGGAAAAAGCTGTAGGCAAATATGTTACAGAACAAGTTTCCAAAGGTCGTGCTGTTGGTGAGTTAAATCACCCCGAAGGCCCGACTATTAATTTGGATAAAGTATCCCATCGTATTACGGATCTCAATTTTGAGGGAAATAATGTGATGGGTAAAGCACTTATATTAGATACTCCTATGGGTAAGATTGTTAAAGGTCTGCTAGATGGCGGTGTTCAACTAGGTGTTTCGACTCGTGGTATGGGAAGTCTGGAAAATCGTAACGGCGTGATGGAAGTTAAAGACGATTTCGTCCTTAGCACTATCGACATTGTCCAGGATCCATCTGCACCTAATGCTTTTGTTAATGGAATTATGGAAGGTGTAGAGTGGGTTTGGAATAATGGTCTGATCGAGGCTCAAGACATTGAAAAAATAGAGACTGAAATAAAAAGAGCACCATCAAGAGCATTGCAAGAAGCGCAAGTTCGTGGGTTTGAAAATTTCCTCTCGTTATTGAAATAAAAAAGGAGTCAAGTATGACTGATCAAGATCAAGAATACGTTGAAGTCCATGATGAGGAAATTGTGGAATCTAACGAAGAACTAGATGTATCGGAGAGCAGCATGGAGCTGCCAGCCGGTGGATCTGAAGATGCTGGTACCGGAGGCCCCGCTGATCCAGCAAAAGCCGCTGGTGATACTAGCAATGTAAAAAAAGCATCACCCCCGAAAACTAAAGCGGGTATGATCAATGCAATGAGCCAAAAAATGTCAGAGCTTAACAAAGTTAAGTTGATGGCGGCTTATTCAAGCATGATGGGCGAAGAAATTGAAGTAAGTGACGAGGAAGAAGTGATGGTAGAAGATACTACCGAAGCTGATCTCGAAGCACTGATTTCAAGCGATGAGTCACTATCAGAAGATTTTAAAGATAAAGCTGGCACTATTTTTGAAGCCGCATTGAACCTTCGGGTTGAATCAAAAGTTCAAGAATTGGAAGAAGCATTTAGCAATAGAATCGAAAGCCTCGAAGAGCAATACGCCGACGAGACTTCGGAAGCAATTGTGGAAGCCAAAAGCGAATTGGTAGACAAAATTGATTCTTATCTTAACTATGTAGTCGAACAATGGGTAGAAGAAAACCGTCTCGCTGTTGAGACTGGTATTCGGAATGAAATTTCAGAAGGATTTATGAGCAAGTTGAAAGACCTGTTTACTGAGTCATATATCGAAGTTCCAGAATCCAAAGTTGATCTAGTTGACCAGCTTGCAGAGGAAGTCCAAGAACTTGAGACTCGCCTAAACAAGCAAACAGCTACTAATATGGAAATGAATGAGCATGTAAAAGACCTACAGCGCCTCGCGATAATTCGTGAAGCTTCTAAGGATCTTGCAGATACTCAAGCAACCAAATTAGAAAAACTAGCAGAAGGAATCGAATTTGAGGACGTTGAGTCGTTTCTCTTTAAAGTCGAAACCATCAAGGAATCATATTTTTCAAATAAATCAGATGTAGAAACACATGCTGATCTAGTTGAAGAAACAATGATTACTGAAGAAAGCGAAGAAACAGAAGCGCCTGTTGATGTTTCCTCTAGCATGGCACATTATGTTGCCGCACTTAAAAATAATACCTAGGAGTTATTAAAATGCAAACAACTAACTACAATACACTTATTGAAAAGTGGGCACCAGTTCTGAATGAAGAATCTGCTGGCGCAATTCAAGACAAGCACCGCAAGTCGGTAACTGCTGTTGTTCTTGAGAACCAAGAAAAAGCTCTCATGGAGCAGCGCACACAATACCAAGGTTTTGGTGGACTGACTGAAGCAGCTCCAGCAAACAACACTGGTAACGTACAAAATTGGGACCCAGTTCTGATTTCGTTGGTTCGTCGTGCTATGCCTAACATGATGGCATATGACGTATGTGGTGTTCAGCCAATGACTGGTCCAACTGGACTGATCTTTGCAATGAAATCTACCTACAAAACTACTCGCGCTGGTGCAACTAGCGGCAATGAAGCACTGCATAGCGAAGCCGTCACTGGCTTCTCAGGCGATTCCGCTACAACTAACATTGTAGATGGTTCTGGTCTTGCTGGTGTTGCTGATGCTAACGCAGACTCAACTATCGACGATAACCGTAATAGTGCAGCTCCTGCAGGCGGCATGACTAAAGTTGAAGGCGAAGGACTGGGCACATCCGGCGCAAGCGCATGGGCAGAAATGGGTTTCACCATTGATCGTGCAGACGTATCAGCCAAAACACGCGCATTGAAAGCAGAATATTCGCTTGAACTCGCACAAGACTTGAAAGCTATCCACGGTCTGGACGCTGAAAGTGAACTGGCTAACATTCTTTCGACTGAAATCCTCGCGGAAATCAATCGTGAAGTTATCCGCACAATCAACAGCCAAGCTAAAACTGGCGCAAGTCAAGCTAACACCCTTCTTAACGGTGTGTTTGATCTGCAAACAGATGCAGACGGTCGTTGGAGTGTTGAAAAGTTCAAAGGTCTGATGGTACAAATCGAGCGCGAAGCAAACGCAATCGCAAAAGATACTCGCCGCGGTCGTGGTAACTTTATCATCACTTCTTCGGACGTTGCGTCATGCTTGGCTGCAACCGGAATGCTAGACTATGCTCCAGCAATCTCTGCCAACTTGAACGTAGATGATACAGGAAACACTTTTGCTGGTGTTCTTAACGGTCGTACAAAAGTATATGTTGATCCATATGCAACTGTTGACTACATCACATGTGGCTATAAAGGTACAAATGCATACGATGCTGGTATCTTCTATTGCCCATACGTACCTCTCACAATGGTTCGCGCTGTTGCTGAGGATAGCTTTCAACCAAAAATCGGCTTTAAGACCCGCTACGGCATGGTTTCGAATCCTTTTGTTGGTCCAACAGCTTCTGACGGTCTTGCAAACGCTAAGACTAATCAGTATTACAGAATCTTCAGAGTTGACAACATTCTGGGTGCATAAGAACAAAAAAAAGAGCGCCACACAGAGGGCGCTCTTTACTACTACTCAAAGACAGTGTTTCGGCACTGTCTTTTTTTTAATCTAAAATGCAATTCCATTGTTCATTCACATAGAACGCTTTTAATGTATTATCTTTGCCGAATGGCGAGATAATTTCGCATACTGGAGGATTAGTATCATCTTCCCGCACATCATATCGCATACTCATAGAACCTTCTACAATTTCACAATCGTGGTGTGATGGCTGAACCATCGATCCTACAAACCTAACTGTTACGACTTGCATTATAAAACTCCTCTTTTCATTTTCCAATTTTGGATTGTTTTGTAGTACCAATCTTCATTTTTATTCCGAAGAATTTGAAGTGGGGAACTATCTAAACCTTCTTCATTTCTTGCATCAACATATTCTTCAACAGTAAAAGACTTTAACAATTCTGCTACAAATTTTGCTTTTGTGAATGGACCACTATGCTTGAAACGAGCGATGAATAGGTCTTTGCTTTTGCCGACAAGTGACGGATGAACATTTACGCCGTTTTTACTGACAACAGGCCAAACGGGACGATCTGTATAATCTCCAGTGTAGTGCAAATAACCACCGTGGTATGTGAAGTCTTTTTTGTTGAACTTAGTCATTTGTGAACCCTTTCAAGTGATTCTGTTTCTATAACTAATGTAACATAATAGCTTTGTAATGTCAAGCTTTATTTTTATATAAATAGAGATATAATTAGATCGAATCGGATATATCTTATGTCAGCATTAACACAAAATATGAACTATCTTCAACCCACAAACTTTAAGGTTGTGATAGATCACTCTAAATTTGGGAACTTAGAATTTTTTGCACAAAGATTAATTCATCCCGGAGTTTCGATCAATTCCCCGTCCGTTCCATTTAAGAGAATACAAACGATAACTTTACCTGGCGATACTCTCACATTTGAAGATTTGTCGATGGATATTTTAGTAGATGAAAATCTAAATACTTATATTGAAGTATTTAATCTGATTCAAAATATGGTAACAGAAAAATACGAAAGTCCTATGTCAAAAAGTTCTAAGAACGGTTCAGCCATGGATATTACAGTGACGATTACTAGTAGCCATAATAATGTGGTAAAAACAATTCGATATATCGATTGTGTCGCTACATCAATAGGAACAATTTTGTTAGAAGCCACATCCGAAACATCGCCTGTTATCACGTTTCCTGTTACGTTTAGAGTCGGCTACTATGAGATAAAATAGCACTATATATATTATGAATTTGATTATGGAGACTTGAATTGCTTACACTTGAGACTACGCTAGAAGAATGGCAGAAAGACTGCCAAATAGACGAAACAAATTTAGTTAGAGCGACAGTAGATATTGCTAAACTGCACTCTAAATATTTGCAGGTTCTCGCTATAAATAAACTTCAACTCAAAAAATCTAAGATGAAACAGAATATTCTTTTAAAAGAGAAATGGCTGTACTATAATGGTAAGATGGATCAAGACGCTATTGAGGCACATGGTTGGGATTATGATCCGTTTAATGGAGTTAAGGTAATGAAAGGCGATATGAACAAATGGTACGATTCAGATGTGGATATTCAGCGCAGTGAAGAAAAAATAGAATATTATAAAACTTTCGTTGAAACACTAACGGAGATTGTTGAAAATTTAAAATGGAAACATCAAAGTATCGGCAACATCATTAAATGGAAACAGTTTGAAGCGGGAGGCTAAAAATGGGCAGCAAACATCCTAAAGTTCCTACTTTCAGTGTTAGAGCAAGGCTCGACGTTGAACTTTTATCAGAAGTTGACTCTTATATCACTAGATATAGGACTAGAACACAAATTATCGAAGAGGCTTTGAGATTATATCTGCCTGTTCTCGCACAGACAGATAAGAGAAAGAAAATAGAACAAAACGCAAATTCATCAAGTTGGAGAGACGGACTATTAGATGATTGAAAAAATTACTGTAATGAAGAAAAACGAAAGTCAGCTACTAGTTGACTGCGACAGCGGCATTCTTATGGAACTAAACGAATACTTTAGCTTCTTTGTAGATGGTTACAAATTTATGCCGCTCTATAAAAACAAAGTTTGGGATGGCAAAATTCGCATATTTAACGGAATGACGCAAGAATTGCCTGCTGGTCTATTGCATCAACTAAAAGCTTTTGCGAAACAGCGCGGATATGAACTTGATTATGAGGACGGTGAGTATGGTTCACCAGAACAGTACAATCAAGTTGATCCTGACAATATTATGCAATTTATCGAAACTTTAAAATTAAGAAGTCGTGGTAATCCCATTACAGTAAGAGACTACCAATTCGATGCTATATGCACAGCAATTAAAAATAAAAGATCAATTTTACTTTCTCCAACAGGCTCAGGTAAATCTTTAATTATCTATGTACTAATGCGTTGGTATATGCAAAATCACGAAGATAAAGTTTTAGTTATTGTTCCTACAACTTCTTTAGTACAGCAAATGTTTGCAGATTTTGGCGACTATTCAACACATGATAGTTCGTTTGATATAGAAAAAGAAGCGCACGTTATCTATTCCGGAAAAGCAAAGCATGATCTTGAGGAACGTATTGTTATCAGCACATGGCAATCTATTTACAAACTACAGCCTAATTGGTTTGCGGAATTTGGCGTAACATTTGGTGATGAGTGTCACGGATTCAAATCGAAATCATTATCATCAATTATGAATAAATGTGTTAATACCGCATATCGCTTCGGTACTACAGGTACACTAGATGGTACACAGACACACAAACTTGTGTTAGAAGGTTTGTTCGGTAAAGTAAGAAAAGTAACTACAACAAAGAAACTACAAGACGATGATACCTTAGCTGCATTGAATATCTTTATGTTAACCCTAGAATATAACGACGAAGATAAGATAGAAAATGTAGGAAAAACTTATGCACAAGAAATAAACTGGATCGTACTAAACGAATCGAGAAATAATTTTATACGAAATTTAGCTATTGACGCTAAAGGAAATACTCTTGTTTTATTTCAATTTGTCGAAAAGCATGGCAAAGTGTTGTATGATATTATATCAGAAAAAGCGGAAGAAAATCGAAAAGTATTCTATGTATCAGGTCAAACAGAAGCAACAGATAGAGAGGCAATCAGAAAAATCGTTGAGACACAAGAGAACTCTATAATTGTAGCATCATTAGGAACATTTAGTACTGGTATAAATATAAAGAATCTACATAACATCGTATTTGCTTCACCTAGTAAATCGCAGATTAGAGTTTTACAGAGTATCGGAAGAAGTTTGAGAAAAAGTGATGATGGGAGAGTTAGTAAGCTATACGATCTAGTAGACGACCTACAGCACAAATCAAGAAAAAACTACGCGCTTCTCCACGGCGAAGAAAGATTAAAGATATATACCAAAGAGCAATTCGATTATAAAGAGTATAGGATTAAGTTATGAAAAATAGTAACATTTTACAAATTAAACTTTCAAACGGCGACGAATTATTATGTGATATGATTGAATTACCTGAAGAAGAATATGAAGATGAATTTGAAGTTATTGTTAAAAACGCATTTATGATTGTTAAGCAAGAATTGAGTGGGAACAAAACTCTAGGAATGTTACGACCATGGATGTCTTTCACGGACGATACACAACTAAATCTTGTTTCTCTTAATTGCCAACATATTATGGCAAGAACTATTCCAAGTGAAGATTTAATGAACCAATATGATGCTGCTGTAGAAATATTAAAAGAAAGCAGAGAAAATATAAAATCTGAAGAAATAGACGTTAAACTAGACGCAACTACTTGGATGGAAAGATTAGGAATGAGTCATGTTGATTTGAAATCTGATTCTGATTCTACTGTAATAAACTTCCCTAGAGGAAACACTATACCCCCGCTTCACTAAGAAGAGTCTTATTATAACAGAATTTTCATAAATGTCAAGACGAAATCGCCTCAATATCAAATAAAAATTTATTTCTTGACTAGATTGAAAAATTGTGCTATAATGTTAGTAATTATGAAGGAAATGTGAAATGACTAGAAAAAAAACAAAGAATGCACACTATGTAAATAATCAAGAATTTTCTGCAAACATCGTGGAGTATGTAAAAACAGTCAATTCCGCTAGAGATGCGGAACAAGATTTACCTATTGTTCCGAACTACTTAGCGAGATGTTTCCTTAATATTGCAGAAAATTTATCTCACAAGTCTAATTTTATTAGATATACGTACCGTGAAGAAATGGTAATGGACGCAGTCGAAAATTGCTTAAAAGCTGTTGAGAATTATAATATCAATGCTGTAACACGCACGGGTAAGCCGAACGCATTTGCATATTTTACACAGATCATTTGGTATGCATTTCTTCGACGTATCGCAAAAGAAAAGAAACAGCAAGAGATAAAAGAAAAATATCTGTCGCAATCCGGCATTGAAGCTTTTCTGGTAACAGAACAAGGCGAGGCTTCAGCCAGTGTTGCGACTCACTTTATTGACGTATTGAAAGACCGTATCGACAAAGTTAAAGAATATGATACAGAATTGAAAGAATTTGGTAAGAAGGAGAAACAAATGCGTAAGAAAAGAAGTGTCAATGTAGACTCCGATCTAAAAGATTTTCTAGAATGATGGGTGATATAGTCGAATTTCCTAAGAAATCTGAAGCGGACATTCAGTATGAGGAACTTGAGTCTCAGCAAAAAATTATTATGGAACAAAAACTTGAAATTGAAAGAAGATTGAATGGCAAAAATAGCAATCCTGAATGATACCCACACAGGTATTAGAAATAGCTCGGATATATTTTTAGAAAATGCATCTAAATTTTACAATGAAATAATGTTTCCCTACTGTGACGCCCAAAATATCAAGCAAATCTTACACTTGGGCGATTATTACGACCACCGGAAATTTATTAACTTCAAATCTCTAACGCATAATAGAAAAAGTTTTCTAAATCCTATGCGTGATCGTGGCATGACTATGGACATTATTCCAGGTAACCACGATACATATTTTAAAAATACAAATGATTTAAATTCACTAAAAGAATTATTGGGTCACTATATGAACGAAATTCATATCATTATGAAACCCACAGTGATGAATTATAGTGGTCTTGATATTGCATTACTACCCTGGATAACATCCGAGAACTATGAAGAATCCATGAATTTTATCAAAAATTGTAAGGCGTCTATTCTTGGTGGTCACTTAGAGTTGTGTGGTTTTGATATGATGCGAGGTATTCAAAGTCATGGAGGTTTAGACAAAGATATATTTTCAAGATTTGAGACTGTTATATCTGGACATTACCATACAAAGTCTCAGCAAGAAAACATCATGTATTTGGGCACACAAATGGAATTTTTCTGGTCAGACGCTCATGATCCTAAGCACTTTCATGTATTAGATACTGAAACCCGAGAAATAGAAGCTATTAGAAATCCATTCACATTATTTGAAAAAATAGTTTACGATGATACCAAACATGATTATACGTCATATAATGTCGATAACTTAGATGAAAAATTTGTAAAAATAGTTGTGGTAAATAAGTCTGACCCCTTTACATTCGATAGATTATGTGATAGAATACAAAGTAAGAACATCCATGAACTTAAAATTGCAGAGAACTTTGAAGAATTTATAGGAGAAAGAGTTGGCGATGAAGGTGTTTCTATAGAGGATACGACAACTTTGTTGGATAGTTATGTAGACAATGTAGATACGGATTTAGATAAAAATAGAATCAAAATTGAAATGAGAAATCTTTTGACTGAAGCACAAGTATTGGAAATATCTTGATAGTATTTAAATCATTGCGTTATAAAAATTTCTTGTCTACGGGTAACAACTGGACAGAAATAAATTTGAATAAAATAAAGTCCACATTGATTGTTGGACAAAACGGCGCTGGCAAATCTACGCTACTTGACGCACTCTCATTTTCTTTGTTTGGCAAACCTCATCGTAATATTAACAAGCCACAACTAGTAAACTCTATAAACAATAAAGATTGTGTTGTTGAGGTTGAATTTACTGTCGGCAGTAATGAGTTTAAAATTGTGAGAGGTATAAAACCCACAGCCTTCGAGATTTGGACAAACGGCTCTATGGTTGATCAATCATCACATGCTAAAGAATATCAAAAAATATTAGAGCAAAACATTTTAAAGCTGAATCACAAATCTTTTCACCAGATCATCGTTCTAGGTTCATCTTCTTTTATTCCTTTCATGCAGCTACCTGCCCAACACCGTCGAGATGTTATTGAAGATTTATTGGATATCAACGTCTTTTCAAAAATGAATACTATTTTGAAAGAGAAAAATTCAAGACTAAAAGATAAGTCAAAGGAAATAAAGTATTCGTTGGATTTGTTAGATAATAAAATTTCAACTCAAAAGAAATATATTGACGGTATAACATCATTGAACGACGATTTTATTTCTAAGCGCAAAGCAGATATAGAGAAAATCAGAAAGGATATCTCTATATTAGAAAAAGAAAATATCATATGTGATGAATTTGTCCAAGAAAATCAATCTAATATGCAAATAGAGTTGAATAAAGCTAATGACAAAAAACAGACACTTTTGCAATACCAAGCGCAATTTCAGACAAAAATAAAAACACTTGTCAAAGATGCAAAATTTTATGAACAAAACGAAACATGTCCAACATGTACTCAGAATATTGATAGTGTACTACGCGACACGAATCTTGCGGAAGCACAATCAAAAGCTAAAGAACTAAAAGAAGCTATGGAACAAGGCTCTAAAGAGTCTGCTATTGTAGAAGAAACTATTGAGCGTTTCACAGGTTTAGCAAATAACATCCGAGCAAAATTGTCCACTATATCTTCTAACAGCACTACAATTTCTAGAATGCAAACACAAATACAATCTTATCAAGACGAATTAAATACGACACAGGGCGCGTCAGGCGATTTAAATAAGGCAAATACCGAATTAAACGATATGTTTGATGATCAGAAAAGCATAAATTCTGATAGATATGAATTGAATGAAAATATGCTTTATAACAGTGTTATGACTGAAATGTTAAAAGATACTGGAATTAAAACTAAAGTTATTAAAGAATATCTTCCGGTCATAAATAATCTTGTAAACAAATATTTGCAGGTCCTAGATTTTTTTGTACATTTCGATCTAGATGAAAGTTTTCAAGAAACTATCCGATCTCGCCATCGTGATGCGTTTTCATATGATTCATTTTCTGAAGGAGAAAAACAGCGTATCGACCTGGCACTACTATTCACTTGGCGTCAAATAGCTAAGATGAAAAATTCTGTAGCTACAAACTTATTGATATTAGATGAAACATTTGATTCATCATTGGACCATGATGGGGTTGACAATCTTATGAAAATACTCTATACTCTTGACGATGATACTAACGTGTTTGTCATATCACATAAAGGCGAAATACTAGATGGAAAATTCGAAGAAAAGCTGGAATTTTACAAAGACAAAAATTTCAGCAAGTTAAAATAAAAGGTTGACAATACAAATAAACTATGATATAATAATTCAGATACACACAATGGAGACTATATTATGCGACTATCTACACAGACAATTGAGATTCTTAGAAATTTTGCCTCGATCAATAGTAATATTGTTATTGAAGAAGGTCAAACGATTAGAACTATTTCCGAAGCAAAAAACATTCTGGCTAAAGTTACTGTTGAAGAAACATTTCCACAAGAGTTCGGTATTTACGATCTAAGTGAATTTCTTAGCGTACTGAGATTAGTAGATGAGCCAAAACTTACATTTGCTGATAAGCATTGCGTTGTCGGTGATTCCTCAGGTCGTTCGAATATTAAGTATTTCTTTTCTGATACAGAAATGCTCACAAAAACAACTAAAGATGTTAGAATGCCAGAAGGCAATATTAAACTGACATTAGACGAAACTACACTCGGAAATGTAAAAGCTGCAGCTAGTGCGCTCGGACATTCAGAACTAGTTATTCAAGATGGTGGTGACGGTCTTGCTAAATTGACAGTAACCACGTTAGAGAACGCAACAGCAAATACTTATTCTATTGATATCCCTGCGACTTCTGATATTGCTACATATAAGTTCGTGTATAATATTAATAATCTTAAAATTCTTACAGGAACCTACGATGTTGAAATTTCATCTAAACTAATTTCAAAACTAACTAATACTGAGAACGGACTGCAATATTGGATTGCACTTGAAAAAACATCAACTTACGGAGAGTAAATTACAAATGGCTGATAAAGATCCACATAAAAAAGCATACGACCTTATGAATCAAATTTCGCGGAGTGCTATTGCTGTTATTGACACAGTTACACAACGGGGTGGTTTTAGAGGAGAAGAACTTTCGACTATCGGTCAATTGCGTGATCAATGTACACAGGGAGTGCAGGTTGTAGAAAACTATAAACAAGAGCAAGCTGAAGAATGAAAATAAAGTTGGGGAGAGCATTTGCTCTCCCTTACCACTTGACATTAGGCAACTAATGTGTTATTATATGATGAACAAAGCGAAAGATATTAGATGAGTGATGAATTCCTATGGGTAGAAAAGTATCGCCCGACTACGATAGATGAAACTATTTTGCCAAAAGATTTGAAATACACTTTAACTGAGGTGATCAAAACTGGTGAAATACCAAATATGTTATTTTCTGGCACAGCAGGCTGCGGTAAGACTACGGCTGCAAAAGCTATATGTAAAATGCTAGATTTAGATTATCTAGTAATCAACGGAAGTGAAGAGGGTAATATCGACACTCTGCGCGGCAAAGTTAGACAGTTTGCGTCAACAGTATCATTACAGGGTGGATACAAAGTTGTTATTCTAGACGAGGCAGATTATCTAAATCCACAATCTACACAACCAGCACTGCGCGGCTTCATTGAAGAATTTTCTAATAATTGTAGATTTATTCTGACTTGTAATTTTAAAAACCGCATCATTGAACCTTTACACTCTCGGTGTGGTGTATATGATTTCAATACATCTAAAAAAGCGATGGCGTCATTAGCCAGTCAGTTTATGAAAAGATTGAAAATTATTTTAGAAACTGAGGGCGTTGAATATAACGATCCTGATGTTGGCGAAATTATATTGAAACATGCTCCTGACTGGAGAAGGGTATTAAATGAAGTACAGAGACGGTCTATCGGCGGTGTGCTTAGTGCTGGCAGTTCTAGTAGTTCTGGCATGGATGAGATTAGCAATCTCATAAAATTGCTTAAAGATAAAGATTTCAAGAAAATGCGTATCTGGGTTGCAAATAATATGGATACTGACAGTAGTGCTATTTTTCGCGGCATTTATGATAAAATGTCTGCTACTGTTAAGCCAACGAGTTTACCTGCTGTTGTTCTTATTCTTGCGGATTATCAATATAAAAATGCATTTGTTGCCGATGCAGAAATCAATACGGTAGCGTGTTTAACAGAATTAATGTCTAATGTGGAGTGGCTATAATGTCAGCAGATGATTGCGTAATTTTTGATTTTGAGACCCTTTCTTCGGACGTCAATAGAGGTGTTGTCCTATCTATAGGATTACTTACGTATACAAGTGGTAGATTCAGCAATGATCCTTATACATATGAGGAATTGCTAGAAAATACAAAATATATGAAATTTGATGTTACTGAGCAAGTTAAGAAATATGATAGAAAAATTCAGAAAGGCACATTAGATTGGTGGAATACGCAAGGTCCTGAAGCTAAGAAAGTGCTTGATCCTGATCCTAGTATTGATCAATCTATTGACAAGCTGTATAATTTTTTTGTAATAAATGTAAACATGAATAATCTAAAGACAGTATTCACTCGTGGAAACACATTTGATATTCCCATTCTTGAAGGCATCTTAAAAGAAACTGGAAATGCTATTCCGTATCCTTTCTGGATGGTACGTGATACAAGATCATATCTTGACGGTCTCTTATATGGATCAAATACAAGAAACAGTTATATTCCAGACGGATGCAAAGAAAAATTCATAGCGCATGATGCCCGGCATGATGTTGTGATGGATGTGATGCGTATGCAGACGATCATAAAGGCATTATAATGAATCATTTTGATTATTTAAATTCAATCAATATTAAAAAAGACGATATTATGGTAGACGATTTAGCAGAGAAAGCGTATAGTAGCTGGATGGTAAATCGTGGCTTATCTTATTTTCACGACACTATTGGTATTGCAAATCAAATGAATATTAATCATACTATTCCTGCTAGAATGCAGTACGACTTTTTGAATAATATGGTAAGAAAACGCAAACGATTTTCTAAGTGGTTCAAAGCAGAGAAAGTTGGAAACTTAGAATTAATCAAAGAGTATTATGGATACTCGAATCCTCGTGCCAAAGAGGTACTATCTCTTATTTCAAAAGAGCATTTAGACCATATTAAACAAAAGTTGAGTAAAGGTGGTAAAAAAGCGCGATAACGTAAATTCTTAAAATGTATAAATAGCATTGTCATGTAATGAAAATATAAGAAAAAAAGTGAGTTGACAATGGATGAATCAAATATAGTTGCTTGGACTCCGGAATCCATGTTAGAGATTACCTTAAACGAACCTGACGATTTTCTGAAGGTTCGTGAAACTTTAACTAGAATCGGCGTTTCGAGTAGAAAAGAGAATAAATTATTTCAATCGTGTCATATTCTGCATAAGCAGGGTAGATACTTTATAGTACATTTTAAGGAACTATTTCTACTAGATGGTAAAAAATCTAACCTTGAAGAAAGTGACGTTGCTAGAAGAAACACTATAGCAACACTCATTTCTGATTGGGGATTGATTACTTTAGTTAATGGTAAGGCAGCCGAAATTATGGCACCTCTGAGACAGATTAAGATTATTCCTTTTAAAGAAAAAGTAAATTGGGAATTGTGTCCCAAATATAACATCGGAAAAAAGTAAATCTACTATTGACATTATTGGACTAGCGTGTTAGTCTAAATATAAGAAATAGAATCAGTCAAGGAAAAAAAGATATGAAATCTTTTAAGTCGCATATGCTTAATGAAAGCGCCCTAAGTGCATTAAGAGTTGCTACAAAGGCACATGAAGGACAATTTAGGAAAAGTGGTGGTAGATATATTGCTCATCCAAAAGAAGTTGCGAAAATAGTCGCAAAATTCAAACCTAAATCCTCAAATCTATCTGCACTAGTTCAAGCTGCATATCTACACGATACGTTAGAGGACACTGACTTATCGCATGACGATTTGGTCAAACAGTTTGGTGGATTAGTTGCAAATTTAGTTGATCAATTGACAACTAAGAAAGATGATCTAGAAGCTGCCGGCGGCAAAGGTGAATATATCAAAGGCAAAATGGTTAATATGACAAGCTGGGCACTTGTTATTAAACTTGCAGATAGATTAGCAAATGTGTCTGATATTGCAAAGCAGCCAGCATCATGGCAAAAGAAATATGCGGGCGATACAAAAATAGCCTTAGACGCTGTAAAAGCTGATCGTAAGGATCTTAGTCCTACACATAAGAAAATCATAAAAAACATAGAAACTATTATCAAACCTTATGTGAAAGGATAAATGCTATGAAATCTTTTACTAGATTTATAACTGAATTGACGAAAAATCAACGTAAGAAAAAAGAGTCTTACGCATTGACCTATATCAGGCAAGGTAAGATGGGTATTCTAAGGATTCGACCATTACCAGGCAGTAAGTGGGTTGAGGTTCGAGGCAAAGCAGGATTTGAAAATGATTACGACGAAAATGATTATTTACACAGAACCATGTCTCTTATAGGCAAAGGTGTGAATGTATCAGATTTTGTAAATGGTACAGAGGTTGTATTATATGATAGGGGTGATCCGACAGCAAAGCTAGCCGTAAGATCAATTAGAGCAATTGTCAGATATCCAGATGTACAACACTGGTAAGGAATAAACCATGAAAAGTTTTATATCTCATTTGAATGAAAGTATGGTCGATGACCTTCTGTCAACGCAGATACGAAAAGCAATCAAAAGCGCGGGTGGGAAAATATATCAAATAGGCGGTGTTGTCCGTGATGAAATGATAGGTAAAATATCTAAGGATCTTGATATTATCATTGTTGGAATCGAGTTAGATGATATAGAAAAAATTCTAAAGCCTCACGGTAAAGTCAACATGGTAGGCAAGTCGTTCGGCATTCTAAAATTTGTTCCTACAGGCTCTACTGAAGCTGAGGATGTAGATATTTCTGTGCCAAGAATTGACTCAAAAAGCACAGGCTCAGGTCATAAAGACTTTGAAGTAGAACTTGGTAAAGGCATTACGCTACAGCAAGATCAGCTAAGGCGCGATTTTTGGATAAATGCACTAGCGAAAGATGTTGATACTGGTGAGATAATAGACGTTGATGGTAAAGGCATGAAGGATATAAAGAATAAGCAAATCCGCATGATCAGTCCAACATCGTTCGAGGATGATCCTCTCAGAATGTTTCGAGCTGTGCAGTTTGCATCAAGATTTGATTTTACTATCGAAAAAGAGACATACAAGGAAATGAAGAAAAGAGCAAGCACTATCTCTACCATTTCTGCAGATAGATTCCAAGAAGAATTTAAAAAGCTTTTCAGTAAATCTAAGAAACCTAGTATTGGTGTAAAAATACTATTCGATTCTGGTTTGATGAAACATATATTTAAATCAATTAAATTAAAATCAAACGATTTGAAAACAATTGACGCTCTCGGCAAAAGTGATTTTGCTGTATTCATGGGAATATTACTTAGCGACTACGGAAACAAAGCAGGCTCAACTGCCAAAACAGTCATACGACTTTCGAATACGGATGCAAAAATTGTTCAAAATGTCGTAGACTGGAAAGAAGGTATGAATAATGTTGAGCTTGCAAACTATGCTAAAAGTGTTGATGTTAGAGCTATAGACGCATTTTTATCTGCAAAAGGATCTAAAACTCTGTCGAGTAGACTAAAGGGTATAAAATATATTTCAGTAAAAGACATGCCAATAGATGGTAGAGATGCAGTTAAAGCTGGATTTAAGGGTAAAGCTATTGGAGATGTATTACAATCTGCACTAGACTATTCTATTAAGACTGGTAAAAGCAATAAAGAAGATTTATTAAAACATATAAATAGTAAAAACAAACGATGAGGAGACCGACACATGGCGTTCGTAAATATTACAAACAATTCTAGTTGGCAATATGATAACGCTCCGCCTGATCCCGGTGCTAATAGCCCATTAAGACCTCTATGGTTAAAACAAACAAATGGTATTAGAACTACAAATGGTCATGCTGTGTATACAAGTGTCCGCAGAACAGTAAGTGCTGGTACTGTTACCTTTGCTGTAACAGTTTCAAATCCAGGAGTAGGAAATAGATATTATATAGATGCAGTTGGGCCCGAGAGAATATTAAGTTTATCAGAAGGTAGAACATATAAATTTGATCAATCAGATTCTTCTAACTCAAACCATCCATTAAGATTCAGTGCTACATCTAATGGGACACATGGCGGTGGTAGTGAATACACAACGGGCGTAACAACGTCAGGAACTCCGGGAAGTGCTGGAGCATATACTCAGATAACTGTTGCTGTTGGTGCTCCTAATTTATATTATTACTGTACAAACCACAGCAATATGGGTGGGACTGCAAACACTCCAGCATCTAGTACGTCTGCCTCTCCTGCAGGCGAAATTAGTAAAACTTTTTGGGATAATGTAGCATGAAAACTTTTAAAGCATATATTAGTGAAGGTAGAGACTATAAAAAAGAACGCGAAAACTATCTTGGTACTCCTGAGCAGATGAAAAGAAATGCAGCTAGAAAAAGAGCAAGACGCGCCGCTGTTCGGTCTGGAATGGCAGAGGATGGAGATGGTCGTGACATCCATCACAAAGATAATAATCCTCTCAACAATGACTTGAAAAATCTAGCGTCAGTCACAGTAAGATATAATCGTAGAGAACCGAGACTCAGGAATAGAAAATGAAAACATTCTATCAATATATGCAATTAGAGGAAGTTTTTAGTCAGGCAAGCTTGTCCAATCATCTCTTTAATATGCCTCTTTTCGGCGGCAAAGATGGTGATATAATGTCATTTAAAATACCTATGGGTAATGCAAACATAAAAAGAGTGATGCCAACTGAAATTAGAGGCTCTGTTTTTCATGTCACTAGCGAAAGTAATCACGATAAACTTGTTAAAGGACAAAACAAAAAATCTGGACTGTCCGCATTTAGAAATATGAAACCAAGTAGTATGGATAGAGGTATTGCGTCTGGCGGTGGTTTTATCTATGAATTAGATGCTAATCTTTTAGGTTCATTCGAAACGGATGTGCGTTCAGGCGTAGATAAGACTGGTAGAAGATGGGTAACATTGCAATCATTATTAGACACTGGATTCCATAACACTTCTGATTTCCCACATATCAACGATTTACATAGACCACTTGAGAAAAACGACTTGGGTAGTTTACCCAAAGATATAGAAACATATGTGAGAAAAGTATTAGGCAATTTAGATGGACATACAAAAAGAGGCTTACGCCCTGATTGGGTAGATGTACCAAGACACTTAGAAGATAAACATGGTTCGCCTGACTCAGCTGGCGCAAAAAAAGAGATGGGCAATATTATCAAGGGTTATATTGATACAGTCAACAAATCTTATATGAAAAATTCAAAGAAAATAGCGACTGCACTAAAAAAACAATATGTTGATAAGTTGGACAAGGCTGCCTGGGACGAAATGATTGTCAATCAGTATAAAGTTAAAAAACTACATGTACTACTCTCCGCACCACAATTTGTAAATGGATTATGGTCAGATGTTACAGATGCAATGGAAGATGCTAAAAGTAGAGGTATAGAGGTTGTTGAGTGGGATAATTCTAGAGATTTACAGTCCCATATATTAGCAACAAGGATTAAAAGTTAATGATAAGTTTTAAATCACATTTGGGCGAATCGTTCAACACTAAAATTCAGTGGAAACAAACTAGCACCAGACCTGAAACTGAAAAATATCTCGGTCGAATAGGTAAACAATTTGTAGAAATGATTTATAATTGGTCACAATCTAAAAATATTCCTGAAAAATCGGACGTTAATATTGTATTCAGTGTTGGTGGTGATATGTCTGTTACTGGTAAAGGCGACCAAATGCAAATATTTGGCGCAGTAATAAACCACATAAAAGAATTTATAGAGAAAAATCCACAAATAAAAGTCGCAAGTTTTACAGCATCTAAATCTGCCGAAGATGGTGAGAGCGGAAGCAGAAACAAATTATACAGTAAATTAGTAAAACGATTTGCTACTAAAATGGGCTTTAAAATTGAAGAACTAGATTTGGATGAATTATCTCTTTATATATTGACAAGGAAAGCAAAATAGATGCAAAATTTTAAGTCTTATTTATTAGAATTGCATGGTAAAAGTAGTTTATCTCAAAAGCTATTTGATATCAAAAAAAGCGATAATGAAGGCATTGCAAATTTTTGGATGCCTATGTCCTCAGCACAAATGAAACAGATCACTCCTACTCCTCCAAGAATAACTTGCTGGCATATTGCAGCTCAACAGTTTCATAAAACGATGTTTAAAGGTGAGAACAAAAAGCGCGGCATTTCCGCATTTTTGAATATGTCCTCTACGAGTCTTGCTAGAGGTGTCGCCACTAGTGGTGCTCAAGTTATCTATGAATTGGAAGCTGATTTGTTAGGATCGTTCTCCGGTGATATTGGATCAGAACCCGACAATTCGGGCAGGCGTTGGTATGAAATGTATGAATTGGCTCGCTCTGATACATACACTGATAAATTTGAAAATACCAAGGTCGATCTAAAGGATTTGGGAACTATGCCTGCTGATATGGAAAAATATGTTATAAGTGCTATTGAAAGAGTTTGGGGTAAAAAACCTAATAATAAAGGCGAAAGTCTAACCATGTATTGGCAACTTCTGCCTGCAGAATTAAAGCAAAAAAATAGAAGCGGAGAACTTTCTGATATTATCAAAGGTTATATTGAAGCCGCAACAAAAACATATAAGAAGAATGCTAAAGCACTTGCCAAAAAGATACAAAGTCATTATAATGAAGATCGGATGCCAGCTGGACAATGGGACGAGGTAATTGTTAATAATTATAAAATAAGACAAGTACATATGACCCATGAAATAAGAAATGATATGCGCTCTGGTGTTCAATTTGAATGGGACAAAGCTGAGGATTGGATTGAAAATAAACTCGGCAAAGAGATTGAGATGCACGACAGAAATCAAGATTTGGCAATAGAGATTTCTAGAATAAACGCTAATATGCGAATAAAATTTTAAATAAATCTTGACATTACTCTTGAAATAGACTATAATAATACATATATACTACAGAGACAGCTTGTAGAGGTTGTCCAATGAAGGCGGGATGCAGAATAATCTGGTCCCAGAACATTCTTGCTTGGAAGAGGAGAACCCCAAAATGACAGGCATTCAAACACTATTTCCACGATCATCTTTTGTAGGATTCGATCATTTGTTTAACGAAATGGAACACACAGTTCGTCATGCATCTGATCACTATCCACCTCACAATATTATTAAAGCGAGTGAGCATGAATATCTTATTGAACTTGCAGTTGCAGGCTTTTCAAAAGATGAATTATCAATAGAAGTTAAAGATAGAACTTTGATGATAACTGGAGAACACGTTAGCAAAGGAAGAGACTTTATTCATCGAGGTATTAGTACCAAGAAGTTTAAACGTACTTTTCGATTGTCTGAACACGTTCAAGTAAACGGAGCAGATATTCAAGATGGCATACTTGCCGTAGAACTGAAGTATGAAATCCCAGAAGAAATGCGTCCTCGTAAAATTTCAATAGGAAAAAACGAGGAAAACTCAAATGCAACATATACTAACAAGTCACAACTACTTAACGAAAGCAATTAGTTCATTAATTGATCTGATCAACGATTCTCTCAACCGTTTGTGGGTTTCTATGATTAGAGCGAGGCAAGTAGAAGCCAACCGAAAAATTGCCCCTATGCTAAAAGGCGAATATCCAAATATGACAGTAGATCAAATTTGGGATTTATTGAATAGAAGTACCATGGGTTTAGAAAACTTAGATCATCTTCCAAGGGCAGAAAGATGATGGAATTACTTATGAAACTATTTAATTTTGTTAAGCCTAAAACTGAGATTGAATTGAGAGATGAATATTTCTCAAAAGCTAAATCTCACGCCGATCTAGAAAGGCGAATGAAAGTATGGGAGAATGATAACCTCAGAGGTTGGGGGTGATTGTATACGTTATGGTAATGAATTACCGATTATACCGACAAATAATAGAATATTTTTGGTATAAAATAAATTAAAAATTGGGGCAGAAATGCCCCAATCACACACACAAATTATGGAGAATGTGATGAAAGACTATGTTAATGACGCTTGGAATAGTGTAATGGATGCAAATATCAATCCATTAAAGAATATACCAAACCTACAAGTTAGACATTTAATTATGCAAATTCTTGCATGGATGTGGGTATCTGTATGTTCCATGTACGTGGGCAGCATTGCCTTCTGGGGAATTAATGCAATTGCTCATACGCTCTTACTTGCAGCTATTGTAATTACCGTAGGTACTTTTGAGACAGCAAAACGAAAGCCTAAAGTTTTTAATAGAATTGACGGATACAACGGACGTCAGAATAATGGCGAACATAATTAAATTTAGATAGGATCACACAATGGCACACAAAAATCCCTTTGAAATCCGCGCAGAAATGTTAGCGATGGCAAAAGATTACATGGATCAGCAATGGTCAATGAATATTCAACTTGCAAATGATATGCACGAACAAGGTAAAAAATCGATGGAAGAGGTTAAAGAAGCATACAAAATTTATTCAACAGAAGAATTAATGGAAAAAGCCAAAGAAATGTATGCATTTGTCTCAAAAAAAGACTAGACAATATCTATCACCTATGCTATAATATATAGAATGATTTATGGAGAATGATACTTGGCAGCTTTTTATACGAATGTAGCGCGATACGGCAACTCACTCTTATACCGTGGTTATAACGACCACGGTGTGAGAATTGAAAAGCGTGTCAAATTTAAACCCACGTTGTTTGTGCGTAGTAAAACCCAGACAGATTGGAAATCACTTGACGGCGTTTCTCTACAACCAGTAGATTTTGAATCTATGCGTGATGCTAAAGAATGGCTAGAAACGTATAAAGATATGGATAATGTCAAAATTTACGGCAACACAAATTACATTCAACAGTTTATTGTATCTGAATTTCCTAAAGATATTCAATTCAATCGTAAACATGTGAATGTTGCAAATCTAGATATCGAAGTTGCGTCAGACGATGGTTTTCCAGAACCAGAAACTGCTAATTATCCTGTAATTTCGATCTGTCTGAAAAGTTCCACAAGCGAAATATATCACGTTTGGGGTCTTGGTGACTTTGATGCTGATAAGCGTGAAAATCAAGACATAATGGTTCAATACCGCAAATGTAGTAGTGAGACTGAATTACTCGCAAAATTTATGACATACTGGACAAAGAATACGCCAGACGTTATTACAGGTTGGTACATCAAAAACTTTGATATGCCGTACTTGATTAATCGTGTTGCTAAGTTAGCTGGCACAGAAGTCTCTAACAAATTCTCACCTTGGGGTCTTGTTAGCGAGAGAAATGTTACTGTCCAAGGTCGCGTTATGAAAAGCTACGAAATTACTGGCATATCACAACTTGATTATATTGAATTGTTTAAAAAGTTTGGTTATTCTTACGGCAATCAAGCATCATACAAGTTAGATCATATTGCTAATGTTGTTCTTGGCGAAAAGAAATTGTCATATGAAGAACACGGCAATCTGCATACTCTTTATAAAAACGACCATCAACTATTCATTGATTATAACATTAAAGACGTTTGGCTAGTTGGTAAAATTGACGAAAAAATGGATTTGATTACTCTTGCGTTGACCATGGCGTACCGCGGTGGCGTGAATTATGATACGACTATGGGTACTACTGCCATATGGGACTCTATTATCCATCGTGATTTGAATAAGAAAAATATCATTATCTCGCCTAAAGATGATAAGCACAAAACTCCTTATCCCGGCGGCTATGTAAAAGATCCACACGTTGGTGCCCATGAGTGGGTTGTTTCTTTTGATTTGAACTCACTATATCCAAGTCTAATTGTGCAATATAATATGTCACCTGAAACGCTAGTTGTTGATCCTGATGAGCGTCACCAATCTGGCGTAGAACACTATATGCACAATGCACCTAACGTCAACAAAGATTTATCTATAGCAGCCAACGGCGTGACATTTAGTAAAGAAAAACAAGGTATTCTGCCTAAGATTATTTCCGATTATATGTTAGAGCGAAAAGCGACTAAAAAAGCAATGTTGTCAGCAATGCAGAAACACGCAGACAATCCATCAGATGCACTTTCAAGAGAAATCAATCAACTTGAAAATCGTCAGATGGCAATTAAAATTCTACTCAATTCATTATATGGCGCAATCGGCAATCAACATTTTCGTTACTTCGACCAGCGGATTGCCGAAGGTATCACACTCTCAGGTCAGTTATCCATTCAATGGGCTGAACGCTGCATTAATGATGAAATGAATAAGATTTTAAAAACTGATAACACAGATTATGTTATTGCGATGGATACAGATTCACTCTATATTAACTTCGGACCATTCATCAAAAAATTAGCACCTAAAGATCCAGTAAAAGCACTTGATAAGATTTGTGCAGAGCATTTTGAAGCTGTACTTCAGAAAGGCTATGATGATCTTTTTCGACAGATGAACGCATATACAAATCGTATGATTATGGAACGCGAAGCTATTGCAGACCGTGGTTTATGGATGGCAAAAAAGCGTTATATCTTGAATGTGCATAATAACGAAGGTGTTCAATATAAAGAACCGAAACTAAAAATCATGGGTATTGAAGCTGTAAAATCGTCAACTCCTCAAGTTGTCCGTGATAAATTTCTGCAAGTTTTTAAGATTATCATATCTGGTTCAGAAATGGATACACGAAAATTTATCAACGATTTTAAGACAGAGTTTAAATCACTGCCGCCCGAAGCAGTATCTTTTCCTCGTGGTTGTAGCGAAGTGAAAAAATATGCAGATCGTAAAACGATCTTTAAGAAAGGTACACCAATTCACGTTCGTGGCGCACTATTGTATAACAATCAAATAAAAGATAAAGCGTTAGATAAAAAATACTCTCCTATTCAAAACGGCGAAAAAGTTTTATTCAGCTATCTAAAGATGCCTAATCCAATTCGACAAAATGTTATATCTTTTCCAGACTATATTCCGCCGGAAATGAATTTAGCTAGATACGTTGATTATGAAACACAATTTTCTAAAACCTTTCTTGATCCTATCACACCAATTCTAGATGCTGTTGGTTGGTCTGTTGAAGAAAAAGCTACCCTAGAAGATTTTTTTGGTTGACAAGTAGGCTTGTTTATGCTATATTGTAGTAGTAAAGAGAATCGCACATACTGAAAAGGTTTATATCATGGCGTTCCCGTTCGAAAATAAAGATCCCGTTTACGAAACTATGGCGCTCTTGCGCGATTATCAGAAAGAGTTTATTTCTGATCCCATCTTAAATGAGATTCGTCAACCATCATCAGATATGATGAATGTGGTTTCTGCAGGCACAGGATCTGGAAAAACTCACACTATAGTACATAACATAATTCCTACAATATTCAAAGAAGATTTAGCAGACATTGTAATTTTTACTTGTCCTAACGATGCATCTTTAGAAGATATAGAATCGCTAGTTAGAGCGTGGCTACCTGAAAGTGGAAATCAGGATGATTTGGCATTAGTTTATATGAAAGACGCCTTTGGCAATTCATCTGTTAATATGCGAACTTTTAGTGGACCAACTATCGTAGTCGCACATCCTACAGCGATATCACAAAATTCTGAACTTTTTCAAAAATTAGGCAAAAAATATCGCATTGTTGGAATTAGCGATGAAGCTCATATCGGTTTACAATCACGCGGCGCCGAAGAATATATGATTGCGTATGGTTATCCTTCTTATGTCACATCTGAAGATGATGCCGCCTGGCTTAACACATTTTTAGAAATGGGTGCCAACACTTGGTTTTTAATAACAGCTACTCCTAGAAATACTGTAAAAAATTCTTCTTGGATGAAACTGTTATCTGTATGCCCTAAAGAAAAAACTTTAGAGTTTCATAGCTGTAATCGCGGCGTTAACTTTTACCCTGTTGCAGAATATAGTGAGCTTATAGAAGAATTGGTAGCAGAGCAGGAAGCAGAATATCAAGAAATGAAAGATATCCATGCAAAATATGGATTGGAAATTGCAAAAGCAATTATTGGAATTCAAGGCATGGCAAAAGGTAGTTTTGCATCATCCCATGAAATTTACGATAGTTTCCCTGCTCGGGATTACCACGGCAAAGTTGCAATTGTAGTTTCAAAAAGAAAAGCAATAAAAGGACTTTCTAAAAACCAAATCAACCGGCAATACGGTTCTGGCGGTAGTCAACCAAAAGCTGCAGAATTGTTTGATGGATTATCAGATAAAACAAAAGATGTTTATATTGTTATTGCTACTAAACATCTGGATAATGCAGTAAATATTCCTAGCATGAATCTTCTAATATCTACAAATATTAGAGCAGCTAGTAATGATTTATCTGTAACATCTAGTGTCGAGCAATTCATGGGTCGTGCAAATAGATTTCCTAAAGTCAAAGGTATTTCTAATATGCGTGAAGCTGTTGCAGCTAAGTTGAAAGCTATTAAAGACGGAGTTCCCAAAGAAATTGCAGAACGCTGGTTTGAAGTTACTTTTGGTTACACAATCTTTTTGCCTGATACACCGCAAAATCGCGCCGGTGCAGACGCATTTTTTAAAAACCAGACATTAAGTGTAGATGATTGGAAAGACTATCTAAATACATTAGAAAGCGATATTCTAATCAACGGTTCTTCTGAAAATGTATTGAATGTTACTGACGATAAAGAGCAAAGCACACGAAACTGGGGCGGACTTAAATCACCTTGGGCGCAGCCGGGCGATCTGAGTTATAAAAATCAAAAAGGTTGTTTATGTGAAAAATGTCCAAGAGACGAAAATGGCGTGCCTCAATGCGCTGCAACATTTCATGCTCTTGGTTACACAGAGGAAGAATATTTTGAATCTTTAGATGTAAATCACAAAAATGGAGATCACACTGATAACCGTCCTGAAAATCTTGAAACTTTATGTGCTAACATGCACCGAGCAATAACTAAGCGAGAAAAACACGCCACAAATCTTCAGTATCGAAACAACATTGTCAATATCTCTTGACAAGGCAGATTAAATGTGATAAAATAACTATTATCGATTAAATATTAAGGATACATTATGGAAACTACACAAAAACTGCATGTTGCTGCATTAGTAAATAAAATTGGCGATTGGCACGAAGAACGCAATTTAATTGAAGGTTCTACCGATAAAGATCAGGTGTTGAAGCTAATGCAAGAATTAGGCGAGTTGTCTGATAGTGTATGTAAGGGCAATGACATTCGGGATGATCTAGGCGATATGATGGTTGTGATGATCAATATTATGAAGCGTAATAATATTACCATGAATAACTGTCTAACCGTTGCTTATAATGATATTAAAGATCGTAAAGGTCGAATGATTGATGGCATCTTTGTAAAGGAAGCGGATTTATAAGTGTATAGTCTTACTATATTTAAAAATCTGTATGACAACAAAACCCATCGTAAGATGAATTTCTTGCGGTGGGAGGACTATACTAAATTTCTATATGATTTATCTAAAATTCCAAGAAAAGGAAAGCATGATGCACAACTTATATCTCCTGCTAGTTACGTTTCTGATACAACTAGGGCAAACGCGAATGTTTTGGATTGGTCAAGTTGGGCTGCTGTTGATGTTGATGATCATGTCTTTAAAGGAAAATTAGAAAGTGAACTTTTTGACCGTTTTGGCGAGTTTAATTATATTTGCTATTCTACGGCAAGTAGTTCACTTGAACACCCAAAGTTTAGACTTGTGTTCCCACTTACGGCATCGATTGATGCATCTAAAATCAAACACTTCTGGTTTGCACTCAATAAAGAACTCGGAGAAATCGGAGATGGTCAGACTAAAGACTTATCTAGAATGTATTACATCCCTGCGAATTATGATAATTCTAATAACTTTATATTCAGCAATACTTCTGGCTCTGATATGGATGCAAATCGTATAATATCAAAATACCCTTATAAAGAAAAAACTGGTTCTTCTTTCATAGACAGACTACCTAAAGATACTATAGATAAAGTAATACAATATAGAAAAGATCAGCAGAAAAATACTGATATACGTTGGACTGGTTATAGAGATTGTCCGTTCGTTAATAAAAATCACATTAAAGAATGGTTTGCTATATCTGGTACTGACAACTCAGGTCGTTATGCTATGATATATAAGATTATGGTATCTACTGCAATGAACGCAATTAAGCGAGAGTATCCTATAAGTGCATATGAGGTCGAGCAACTTGTCAGAGAATTAGACGATGAGACTTCACAGAAATATGAAAAAAGACCTCTTGGAGTTGAAGCCGATAGAGCAATAGAGTATGCTTATAGAAATATATAACGGGGATAGTGAATGAGTAAAATTATAATGTACTGGTCTAATATACCAGAAAGATTCGGATATAATACTGTTGATGAATGGTCAAATAGTGAACTAAAGTTTTCATTATTACATGATTTAGTATTCAAATCACATGAAAGATTAAACAACGATGTAGAAATATGGACTCACCAAAAAGTCACAGAGTTTTCATATGACATTAAAATCAAAAACGCCGAAGAAGTTATCTCAGCTAAAGATGCCTTCAATGCATTATCGTTTGGTCATTCAATCGCTTTTGTGTCTGACGCAGTTCGTCTTAAAAGAGCAAGTGAGACTTTAGGTATTGTACTTGATATGGATAGTGTTATACTTAAATCTTTTCCTGAGCATGATAGTTGGTTCAGTACAATGCCGTCGAAAAAAACTGGTGGTATGGTTCCTCAGTGGGGACCTAATAAGCCTCCCATGACTGTACACGATGGATCTTGGGACGGCAAAGAACTTAGTGCATTTCCAATAAAAATTGGTGAAACGACACAACAGGAAATATCTGATCTATCAGATAGAATAGTTGAAAAATTAAAAATTAAGCCAAAAGGCACTACGGATGAATGGAACTCTATTCTTTGGACTGTTAAAAATATTGCAAATAGAGATACTACAGCAAAGATATTTCAACCAATTTATATGAGTCCTGTTCCTGCATGGAAAGGCAGAGGCAAATGCTATACTATCGAAAGTCCAACTCGACTAGACGGTAAAACTCAGATTTTTGGACACACTATGCCTTCCATTGATGAAATTATGTCAAAATCTTACATTGTCGCACACTTCTTTGAAAGTGCTTTTCAAGACGCAGAAATGATTAACGAAAAACTTTGGGATAACATTCCTGATGATTGTCTGTTAGCGAGAGAAATGGACTTAGTGGGATATAAAAGAAATAAACCACTTTCTTTAGACGATTTTATGTAGAAGTGAGGATAGTATTATGAAATTTAGTAGAAACAGTATTGGTGGTGTAAAAATTGAAATAGAAATTCCCGATGATATCACCCTTGACGAGGTGCTTGAAGAATTTCAAAACTTTCTCCGTGCTTGTGGATACACAATTGAATATAATAAAGTTCTTGATTTAAGAGATATGGACGAATGAAAGTTAAAATTGGTGGATATCCTAATTATAGATTCTATCATAACTGGCTGTACGACTGGTTTGGGTATTCACCTAAACAGAAAACTAGCATTCGTATAGACAGATATGATACTTGGAGTATGGACGATACTCTTGCTACTATCATCTTACCCATGCTTGTGCAACTAAAAGATACTAAACATGGCTCTCCAAATGTGGACGGCACTGATGTACCAAAAGAACTTCGTGCTACTAAAAAACAACTAGCCGCGTATGATAAAACAGGTGATGTTGATCCTAAACACTTTGAGCGTTGGGATTGGATCATGGATGAAATGATTTGGGCATTTGAGCAGAAGTGTCGAGATAATTGGCAAGATGATTACTATGGTCCGTACATTGAAGGTGATTCTGGTTTATTTTTAAATGGTCATTTTGAATGGCAAGATCGTGAACGCCAACAAGTACACCAACTAAGAATGACCAACGGATTTAGACTGTTTGGAAAATATTATGAAAACTTATGGGATTAGATATATGACTAATAAAGACTATGTGGTAGTAACTACAGTATCATCTTTCCGTCATCGCTATGTGATGCATAAAGATGACCTACGTAAACTAAATTCTGATGTAGAGCCGAATGACGCCGAACTTGATGATTGGGCGTCAGATACGGTCATTTGTGAAGAATGTGATGAGTTTTCTCAATATCACATAGGCGAACAGGGATGTGATGTTTATCAATGTTCCGAGGAAGAAATGCTTACCTTATTTGATAGAGACAACGATTATCTCAGTAATTGGGAGCAAGATCAAAAAATTAAATGGGTGCTAGATAAATTACACAAGCCCAAGATAGGAACTTACAAATGAGTAAATTTATTGCAGCAATGGACCACAGTGGTGGATCAACAGGTGGAGTTTTAGAACGCTACGGACAAGAATATACTGAAGATGATAAAATGGAAAAAGTCCATGCAATGCGTATGCGTATGGTAAATAGTCCTAAATTTACTTCAGAAAATATAAAAGGAGCAATTCTATACAAAGACACTTTAGATAGAGGTATGGCTCCGATTTTACACGCTAAACAGATACCAATTTATTTGAAAGTCGATAGCGGGTGTAATCCAGATGGAACTCTTAAAGAGTTTGATATAGATGAGATGATTCAGTTTGCGACTTCGCATGGCTGTACTGGCACAAAAATGCGAAGTATTGTCCATAGTGTTGATATGATAGCGCCCGTATTAAATCAACAGTTTAAACTTGCTAAAGAAATCGCTGAAGGATTTCTTATGCCAATTATTGAACCAGAAGTTCCTATCGATTCTCCAGATAAAGCAGAAATTGAATGGAAAATGCATGTTCAACTTAGAAATAAGTTAGATAAATTTCTTTCTAATAAAAATACTTTGGGTTTGACACGATTGTTTACGATGCTAAAGCTAACTCCACCAGAGTCTGATAATCTTTATTATGAATTGACCAAGCATTATAATATAGACAGTATTGTTGCATTGAGTGGAGGTTATTCTACAAATGAGGCATGTGAGCGTCTTTCAAAACAGAGGAACATATCTGCAAGCTTCAGCCGTGCCTTAAGTGAAGGACTATTCCTTAGTCAGTCGGAAGAAGAATTTAATAATCGTATAAATCAGAATATAGACCAAATTTGTAGAGCGAGTGGAGGATAAAAATATGACTATTGCAGGAAAAGTATGGGGCCAAACAGAATTGATTGAAGCAAATGGTGCATTAGAATTTCATCGTATTGAAATGGAAGGCGGCGGTGTCTGTTCAAAACATCTACATGAGTATAAATGGAATGGCTTTTACATTGAGTCGGGAATTATGCTTGTTCGCGTCTGGCAAAATGATTATGATTTGATTGATGAAACTATTTTGAACGCTGGTGAATATACTAAAGTGAAACCCGGTGTGTATCACCAATTTGAGTGTATTGAGCCAGGCGTGGCATTTGAATTATACTGGGCAGAATTTAACCATAATGATATTGTAAGAGAAACGATCGGATATAAGGAATAGCTGATGGCAAACATTAGTATCACGACAGAGCCGACAGGTAGAAGTCCAGAAAACAAATACTTCTTTGGGACAGCTACAAACGAATTATGTACTAAAAGACCAAAATATTGCAAAGTTGGTGATCCTAACGAATATAATCAATTCGCGTCAAGAATGAAATCTGAAAATTCTACGACCAAACGTAATTTTCCTTTGTGTTTCGAGACTGCAGGTATTCGTTTCGAGGTCCATACTAATGACGAGCGCCACGAACAGTTTGTTAGGAATATGTTTACTGTTTTGCCCCGGGGCTTTGGTCACTGGGTACCAGATTGGACAATATTACACAATACTGAAATATCAGTTCCTCATCCTAGAATTTTTGTCCACTTAGACAAAAAAGAAATGCTTATTGCAGGTACTACATTTTTGGGCGAAATTAAGAAGGGCGTATTTGGAATTGTTAGTTTTGAAATTCCAAAGCATGGCATATTGCCTATGCATTGTAGTGCGTTCACATATAACGATACAACTAATTTGATGTTTGGTTTGAGCGGCACAGGTAAAACAACATTAAGTAGTGATCCTGATTTTCGTCTAATTGGTGACGATGAAATCACTTGGGACTATTATGGTATAGAAATGATCGAAACTGGCTGCTATGCTAAAAGTGAAGGACTTTCGGAAGAAACACATAAGACAATTTATGATGCAGTAGCTCTTGCAGAGAGTCGAGAGAATCTAGTAATCGAAAACCCAGGAGTGCCTAACGCAAGACTTAGCTATCCACTAGATTGTGTTGAGAACGCCCATAGTCCAAAAGATGAGCTAGATCATCCGACTAATATTTTCTTCCTAACATTTGATGCAGAAGGTATTTTACCTGCTATTAGCAAAATCAAAGGCGACACAGTAAAATTGCTTTTCGAAACAGGATATACAAGTGTTATGCCTGGAACAGAACGCGGTGTTCGCGAAATAACAAAAACATTTTCGCCTTGCTATGGTTCGCCGTTTATGCCGAGACCAGTTAAAGAATACAGTGAATTGCTAATGCAAAAAATCAATTCAAATGATTGCAATGTATATCTTGTCAACACTGGAATGAATAGTGCTGGAGAAAGATTTGATCTAAAACTTACAAGGGAAAGCATAAAGACTGCTATTGACGATAAACTAGACACTGCATATATTAAAGTCGATGATATTAGCTTTTGCATGATTAAGTCGTTCGGAAAATATGCGTCAAGTGAGTTGATGCCTGCACATTATCAAGGCGCGGAGTATAAAGCAAAACTGACTAGATTGATAAATGAATTGAAAGATAACAGAATATGATACACCACATTTTCGATGTTGATGGTACACTTACTCCAAGTCGTGGTAAAATAGATGAAAAATTTAGTTCGTTCTTCTTTGACTTTTGTACATTGAATAATGTATATCTTGTTACAGGTAGTGATATTCAAAAAACGAGAGAACAAGTTGGTAATGTCATTTGGGGTATAACAAAACGCAATTATCAATGTTCTGGCAACGATGTATGGGAAAGGGGCAAAAATGTTCGCAAGGGTACAATAAAACTACCTGATACAATGTGGGGATATCTAAATAAAGAGATAACTGAAAGTGAATTTCCTGTTAGAACAGGCATTCATATTGAAGAAAGACCCGGGCTAGTAAATTTATCTATTGTAGGCAGAAACGCAGGTCAACGCGCTAGAACTCAATATATTCATTGGGACAATCATACGAGTGAGAGAAAGAAAATAAGTGAACGATTATCAAAACTTTTCCCAGATTTTGACTTTAAACTTGGTGGCGAAACTGGCATCGATATCACTGTTAAGGGAAATAATAAATCACAAGTATTGACAGATTTTGAAAATTGTGATATAATAAACTTCTACGGTGATAAATGCGACTTGGGTGGTAATGACCATGAGATTGCTCTTGCAGTACATGACCGCGGCGGCAAAAATGCTACATATCAAGTAAAAGATTGGAAAGAGACTTGGGAAATATTAAAACAAAAATAGGAATTACGGCTTCAACTTTTGACCTATTACATGCAGGTCATATTGCAATGCTTCGGGAAGCTAAGACAAAATGCAATCATCTGATCTGTGCATTGCAAGTCGATCCATCTGTGGACAGACCTAACAAGAATAAGCCCATACAAACTTTAGTTGAGCGTCACACACAACTATCTGGAGTAAAATATGTCGATGAAATTATTCCATATCAAACTGAGCAAGATTTAGAAGATATTTTGAGTATGTTTCCTATTGACGTAAGAATAATTGGCGAAGAATATAAAAGCACTACATTCACTGGTCGTCAAATTTGCGCGGAACGCGGCATAGAAATATTTTATAATAAACGAGACCACAGATTTTCATCTAGTGATTTGAGAAAAAGGGTACATGATGGGAAAAAGAAGTGACTTTGAAAGAGTAGAAAGAGATTTTTATCCTACACCTGAGGCGGCAGTCTTGCCACTTTTGCCACACTTGCCTGAGAGTTATTTTACTTTTATAGAGCCTTGCGCTGGTGATGGTAGACTTACAAAACATTTGCATTTTAATATGGATTGTAAATCGTTATCAAATACAGATATAGAACCTAGAGTTGATTGGGTAAAACAAAAAGATGCATTTGATATATTGATTGATGATAATGTAGATTATGTAATAACTAACCCACCTTGGAATAGAAAATTTCTACATCCATTTATAGAGTATTTTGCGCCAAAGCGTCCAACTTGGTTGCTATTCGATGCTGATTGGATGCATACAAAGCAGAGCGAACCTTATATGAAAATGTGTTCTAAGATTGTAAGTATAGGTAGGGTCAAGTGGATAGAAGGAAGTAAGAGTGTTGGTAAAGACAATTGTTGCTGGTATCTATTTCAAGAAAAAGCACAAAGAACACAATTTTATGGTAGACAATCATTATAGAATATGCTATAATGGCAAAATAAACACAGGAGAATTATATGTCGGTAATGGACAAACTCAAAAAGAACTCAAAACTAAAGAATACTGAAGTTCTTTCGGAGTCTAAATTTTTTAATAATAAAGAGAAAGTTTCAACATCTGTACCTATGATCAATGTTGCACTTTCTGGATCAGTAGATGGTGGTCTTACTCCCGGACTGACGGTACTTGCTGGACCATCTAAACATTTTAAAACTTCATTCACGCTGCTAATCGCTGCAGCGTATCTAAACAAGTATCCTGATGCTATCATGCTATTCTATGATTCAGAATTTGGCTCACCAGCTTCTTATTTTGAGCAATTCGATATTGACACGACTCGCGTTCTGCATACACCAATTACCAATGTCGAAGAATTGAAATTTGATCTCATCGGTCAGTTAGAAGGTCTAGACCGCAAAGATCGTGTTATAGTTGTCATTGACTCTATCGGCAATCTTGCATCTAAGAAAGAAATGGAAGACGCAATCAACGAAAAATCTGTGGCTGATATGTCACGGGCAAAAGCACTCAAGGGTCTATTCAGAATGTGTACGCCATATCTTGCTATGAAAGATATTCCTATGATTGCAGTCAATCACACATACAAAGAAATTGGTTTGTTTCCTAAAGATATTGTATCAGGTGGCACAGGCATTTATTACAGCGCAAATAATATTTGGATCTTGGGACGCCGTCAAAACAAGAAAGGTACTGAGATTCAAGGCTATGACTTTGTTATCAATGTTGAAAAATCTCGGTTCGTCAAAGAAAAATCTAAGATACCAATCAGTGTAACGTGGGAAGGTGGAGTAGCTGCTTGGTCTGGACTATTAGAGGTCGCACTTGCTGGAGGCTATGTTGTTAAGCCGAGTAATGGCTGGTATAGTTCTGTCGATATGTCAACGGGTGAAGTATCAGAAAAGAAAGTACGCGAAGCAGGCACACTGGAAGAAGATTTCTGGAAACCTATTTTTGATACTACAGATTTTGCAGAATTTATCAAAAAACAGTATACTATTGGTCACCAGACAGAAGTAGATTTTGATGATTTGTTAGAAGGAGAATAATATGGCTATAACTTCACATTTGATCGAAAACGATCACTATGAATTGGTTCCGTCGAAAGAGTCTGACGATGCATGGAATATTAGATTTTTGAAAGGGGACTACGTTGAAAGCGTAGTCTCCATCGGAACTATTAAAGTTGGTGAAGAAATTCCAGGTGGAGATGATCATCAACTTACGTTTGATTTTAATGTTTCGTATTCTCCTGACGATACTCTTACTGAGGATGATGAAGATTTTCAAGAGTACGTTGGTAAAATTTTACTGCATATTATAGAAGATAGTATAAAAAGATCAGAAAATAAGGTTGACTAAATTACCTATATAGTATATAATGTAAGAATATCAGCAAGAGGTATTATTGAATGACTAACCCAGACTATCCAGTTTACATCATATCTAAGGGTCGATCTGATTCGATGGTAACATCCAGATCACTCGCCCGTATGAAAATCCCACATTATATTGCAATTGAACCTCAAGACGAGGACGATTATAAAAAATCACTAGATGTATTTGCAATTAGGGACTATGTTACATTATTGATTGCTCCGTTCTCAAATCACGGTGACGGACCCGGTCGCGCTAGAAACTGGTGCTGGGATCATTCAATGACTTTAGGTTTTGAACGTCATTGGGTACTAGATGATAATATATCTGACTTTTACAGATTACACGAAAACAAACGTATTAGAGTCGAGACTGGTGCAATATTTAAAGCAGCGGAAGAATTTACAGATAGATACACTAACGTCCCTATCTCTGGTTTTCAGTATCGTTTCTTTATTGCGCCAAATCAAAAGTATCCCGCTTTTGTTAAAAACACAAGAATTTATTCATGCTTATTAATTGCAAATGATTGCAAGCATAGATGGCGCGGAAGATATAATGAAGATACTGATATTTGCTTGCGAGTACTGAAAGACGGTGACTGTACTATTCAATTCAATGCTTTCATGCAAGGCAAGTTAGCTACACAAACACTAAAGGGTGGCAATACGGCAGAATTTTATCATGTTGAAAATACAGATCAGAAAAGTATCGTGACAGGTAAAGATTTGAATGATACTGGCTATAATAGCTTAGGCACTGCTAATAAATCTCAAATGCTAGTTGATATGCATCCAGACGTTGCTAGAATAGCTTGGAGATATGGTCGCTGGCATCACTATGTAGACTACTCTCCTTTTAAAAAGAATATGTTAAAATTTAGAGAAAACTATGTGCCCATGAGCGGCAATAACGAATACGGTCTTAAACTTGTGAGTGATGAAAAATATAAACTCCGAAACTATAAAGGAAAGAAGGATGTGTGATTTTATCAGCGATACTGTGGTACAAGATAAAAATAGAAAGTTCTTTCAACCAGATTGTGATATTTGCGGAAAACCAAATGCAGCCCAACAACTTAATGGAGACTGGGCTAACGACATTAAATATGGATCTCCTAGATGGCGTATTTATGTTGATCCTTTAACAAAACAAAGATATCATGCGTGTGGTTGTTGCCATGAACTTATTCGACCTGGTAATAAACCAACAGATACAATAGTACACTGGAAAGAGGTAATTAATAATGTCAGATGATAAAAAAGTAGAAGAATCTGGACAATATGATAATTTTATGGATCATATGGGCGAAACAATAGCAGGCACTGCCTCACTTGCAGATTTTGTCGATATTGAGGATAATCGTGACAACTGGGAAAAACACTGGGTTGGTATGCCCACTTATACTCAGGAACATAATAAGACATATAAAACTGTTATGATGCATTTTCGTAATGCTGAAGATTATAAAGAATATTGTGATTTGATTGGTCAAGCCATGACTATGAAAACGAAAAGTGCATGGTATCCCGCATTAGACCGTGAAGCAAATAGTCTACTACGTTGGATAGAAGATGATTGAAAAGATTTATATACCTACTGTTAAACGAGTAGATAATCAAATAACTTATAATTGTCTCTCAGATTCTTTAAAAAAACGTGTTGTTTTTGTAGTACAAGCTTGGGAAAGAGAACAATACAAATATGATACAGAATATCTAGTTTTACCAGATTGGCTAACATATAAGCATCCACACGCTATCGCAGAAACTAGGAATATAATATATCAACACGCTAAAACTAGCAAATATATGATGGCAGACGATGATATGGTTATTGTCAGAAGAAATCAAAAATATTTTGGATTACCGTCTAATATGGAAAAAGCAAAACGAATAGCCACTCTAGATGATGTGGATTATCTTTTTGCAAACGCATCAAAAATCTTAACTGATAATAATGATGCTTGTTACTTAGGAGTTTCTTCGGAAGCTTTTGCTCCTCCACCACAAGCTATTACAAAACTTCAGGCTATTTATCAAATTTGGTTTATAGACGGAAACAAATTATATGATACATTTTGCGACAATAAAAAATTATTGTCAAGCACAATGCATACTTCGGACGATACTCTTTTTAACATAGTCATGGCTACAAATGGCAAAGCTGGTTGGAAAATGAACGATTTTTGCGCTAAAAACAAAAGTGTCGATAAAAAAGCAAATATTGGTTCTGTTCTATGGGATAATAATAAAGACGATCAATCCCGACAAGATCAGCGTCTTTTAGCTGAAATGTATCCAAAATATTATAAGATAAAAGACGATGCTGCACTGGCATATAGAGGGTTAGTACTAAAGGCTAGGTTCGAATATAAAAAAGCTTATGTCGATGCACACGCCTCGAAATTAGACGATTTTCTATCTTGACCTCTCGTAAAAAATATAGTATAATAGACGTTTAACGAAGGAAATAATTTGAGTAATATAGAGCAAGTAATTCTAAAAAACATCCTTACTGATGAACAGTATATGAGAAAAGTTTTGCCGTTCGTGCAAGTGGAATATTTTGAGGGTGTTTATAAAACTCTGTTTGTCGAAATTGGTAAATTTGTTGCAAAATATAATAAATTACCTACAGCAGAAACTTACAAAATTCAGCTAGACGAATCTGGTTCTTTGACTGAAGAAAACTATAATCAAGCGATAGAAGTAATACCACAACTCTTTGATAAAGAGAAATCAGACGAGGAATGGCTTTTAGATCAAACTGAAAAGTGGTGTCAAGACAGAGCATTATTCAATGCGGTTATGGAGTCGATCAGTATTATTGACGGCAAACATAAGTCACTCACTAAAAACGCACTACCCGAGATTTTGACAAAAGCTTTAGGCGTTTCATTTGATACGAATATCGGACACGACTATTTGGCAAACTTTGCTGAAAGATATGAGTTTTATCATCAAGATGAAGAAAGACTGCCGTTCGATCTTGAATATTTCAATATCATCACGAAGGGTGGTCTACCAAGAAAAACACTAAATATTATTCTCGCAGGCACTGGTGTTGGTAAATCTCTGTTTATGTGTCACCAAGCAGCGGCAGCATTAACAGATGGTAAGAATGTATTATATATCACAATGGAAATGGCAGAAGAACGCATTGCAGAACGTATTGACGCAAACTTGCTAAACGTACCTATCGCGGATCTCACAGAATTGAGTAAAGAAAATTTTGCAGAGCGCGTTGCGAATATCTCTAAAAGAACGAACGGTAAACTAATCGTAAAAGAGTATCCTACAGGTCAAGCAAATACTGCACACTTTCGAAATTTGCTGGGCGAATTAAAACTGAAAAAATCGTTTGTGCCTGATATTGTCTTTATTGATTATCTAAATATATGTGC